CGGGTCTGACTCGTGATGGGAGTACATGAACAGCCCCTCATCATAGACCACAGCGCCCGATGGCCCAGTGGCGTCTACCGGGCGGTAGCGGTTATCGTGTTCGGTGGTTTCATAGGGCAGTTCAAAGTGGACGATGGCAGCGTGGATATCATAGGTTCTACAGAACGCGCCAATGATACCGGGCTTGGTGAGCGGGTCTTCCACACTGACAGCGCCCGCATGGGTCATTGCTTCCACTCGTGAGCTGTGCGGCCAAGCAGCGAAGTCCTGCCAGTCTTTGTATTTACCCAACCACTCATCGGGATCGATAAAGTCATTTAAGTTGTGTTCCATGTACCTGTTACCGTCGGATGTGATACAGGGCCAGAACATAATACGTGCAGGCTGAAAGGTGGTATCGTCGAAGACATCCATACCAAGCTCGTTGGCAATTATGCGAGCTAAAGGTTCATACTCATCGGGGGTAACGTTGCGTGACAGTGGAAAGACCAGGCGCAGACGCGGACTGGCCGCACTATGTTTGGCAGTTGAATGCACCACGTATTCATAGCTGTCATAGCTGTCACCTATGCTGCTTTGCTCTTCACCGTCAGTCAAATCCCATGCATCAAGATGATCGATGTCGAGCGTGATGACTGATCGGTAAGCCAGTTTGTCTTTCTTGCGGGTGTTGCTATTGAATTTGCCGCCGATGAAGTACCCGACATCTTTGATATCAGCCTGCTCATCACGCGGCAGTGCGATGTAATCCGCATACTTTATATCCGCTACTGTAAACTCAGTGAGTTTAGCTAATAGCTTTCGCCAGGAAACCTTGCCGGATTTTATGTAGGGTGACAGGCGCGACTTCCCGGTGGAAATACCGAGTGACCGCATGTCTATTCCTTTCTGTCTTTTGTGCCGTCAACAATATCAACAATGGTGCGAGCGATGTAATCCTCTTTAGACATACCTGATTGAACGGTATTATTAACCATTGCCAGTCGTTCAAGCAGAACGTCCCGATAGCCACGCATCGATGTCAGGTTATCAGCCAAGCTCCGTAGATAGGGATCGTGTATTTTGTGCCTGTCTCGCTCACACAGCTCAAGGTCAGTCGTGCTATCAGAGACATCGAGTACAGCCTTTTTTATCTCACCAATAAGTGTCGCTATGCCCGGCTCAGGCAGCTCCGACAATACAGACATAGAGTGATCAATTGCTGCGACAATAATGCGCAGGTTTGACTGAACGAATTTTAATTTTTCAAGTTTATTGTCATTCGCTTGTGATAATGTGATGTACTGCTCAACAGTAGGCCCAGGAACTGGTGCCCCTTTGCCGGGGGTTTGTACTTCGGTCATCGCGCTCTCCCAATTGTGTGCTCAGGTTTTTGCTAGTGTAGCGTTGTCAGCAATTTTATTTTTTAACTCACGGTGCAAATCATTATAATATTCCTGCCCGGACTCCATCGCAGCGTCAGCCAGTATTGCAGCGTCTGCCACCAGTCCATTTGCAGCGTAGCGGTCAACAGCTTTAAGGCGATCACAGTTAGTTGCACTAGCCAAAAGACCGGTCAGCGCAGCGCAAAAGAACTGGTCACGCCGAGCGCACTTATCGATAATTACCGTTTTGGCGTTCAATTCTGCCGATAGCGCTTCTGTACTTATATCCTTTTCAGGTGATACCCCTTGCCCTTGGTTCATTAGTTTATCCTTTTATTGGTTTCTGGATTGTTACCCTGCACTACACTACAAATACGCTTATGCTCTTTGATACCCTTCTGTTTATCAGAGTAGGTGAGCTGGTGCCCGCCGGACCCCAACTCAACAGTGATGCTCCATATTTTAAGAACCTCACCGGTAATGGGGTGCCTGGCTTGAGCCTGCTCGCCCTGATCGGTTATTAAAGGCTGAAAGCGCACACCGGTAATGGTTGAGCAACGGAGAATTGCCATAGTATTACCATCATCTGAATTTAGACTTAGCCACTCGTCATTCATGGCTAGTCGTCCAGAAAGTCATTACCGGCTGGCTTGGTTGGCTTGCCTTTTGGATGCACAGTTTTACCCTTGCCTTTTTGCTTTCTGCTTGGGCGCTTATTCGCAGGTGGGCCGGGAGTAACAGCGGGGGGTGGATCGCCGTCAGGGGTTTCTGGATTAACAGCACCACCCGGTTGCTGTGGTTCTGCTTCAGCGCGTTGACGCAAGGTATCAACGTAGCTATCCATTTCATCTTGAGTCTGGAACAGATGATATGATTCCAGTTCAGCAATTGTAACCACACGGGAGTGTGAAGTTGGGCCAAGAAAGAACCGGCACAAAAACTTCTCGGTAGTAATCTCACGTATGACAGCACCACTGACGCCGAGCGAACCATTGGGATTAATTGTTATGAACATCCAACCTTGCATTGCACTTCTCCTTTTTCTGTTAGCATTCTTTCACACATTTCAATACCGAAGAACATCTGTACAGACAGCACAGCGTCTTCAGTGGTTATTGATTCTGGAAGCTCACCATCATAAGCCCGAAGGAACAGATAGCGCAACTCGCATATCGTTATTTCCAGGTATCGTTCCCCGATGGGCGTAACTATAATATTCACGGTACACTGTCCCTACTTATCCCAGCCGTTTGTGGCCCCACTATTTAACTTTTCCTGTTGCCAAGCATTGAACACCGGCAAGAGCCAGGGGCACAAATCCATAAAGTCCACCTTGCCCGGCACCATGCTGCAAAAAATTACTGCATACTTCTCAGGAATCCTTCGCTCAATGAACCATACATGCACTGTCTGACCGGATATGTGCAATCCTGTTATAGAAAAAGCAGTCGTGGCGATTTTTTGATATGAGCCAACTTCTTCACGTATAATATTGATTGTTCTATCATAAGTGCGCTCTTGCTTCTTGGTTAATGGCTTGAATAGGTCCACATTGGTTCCTCAAGTTATTTATCACATATATCAAGAGGGCATACTATCAAAGTTTATTTGACATGAAAAGTATTTTTATAATATGATCACGGCTCATGGTGTTTCCATGTGTTGTGTAAATGCCGGGGGTTGTGTCCCGGTACAGTGCAAAAACTCCCTGTGAGGGTTTGTGCTTTGGTCAGGATGGCCTCGAAAGGGGCCATTCTTTTAATGCTAACGAGGATGACGCTGATGCTAAAACTAGCACTATTAATAACACTGCTACTTTCCTTCCCACTATATGCCGCTGAGTCTGATGAGCGGTCCAACGCTGAAGAATTTCTTGAGTTCTATTGCACTGCTTATGAGTGTGAATATGATGGCAATTACGGTCAGCCTGTCCCTGATGAAAACACGCCAGTCGATCCATACTATATTCTGTACGGCACTGACAAGCAGGAAGTTGATGACTATATAAGGGACGGTGAATAATGAAAAAATACAGACAGCAAGTTGTTGGTACAGATGACTTTCACACCGCAATGGAGCTGGCACAAAGTGCAGTAGTGTGGCTTGAGCAGCGGTGTGAGGATATTGATTGCCCATCATTACTCGTACTACTGATGCTGGAAATGTATATCCCCACATACATTGATATCCATGCAAGGCTTCCCCGCGATATTCTCCGAAAAATAGCCAAGGAATCTGGCAGGTCAGAAAAAGAAGTATCCGAGCAACAGATGATAATTGTTAGTGAGCTGCGTAAGTTTGTCACTGAAGCAGGTGCTAATGCGAGCGAGGAACTGGCTAAAGTAGTCAGGGAAAGAACAGGGCCATGACCGGTCAGCTTTGGGATGCACCCGGCAATTTTCCATACAGTAAGTTTTGTGAGATGAGTATCCAAGAGAGTATTGAACTTGCGCGTAATGCTAAGATGCGGGAGAAAGCAAGAGAGCTTATGGAGCAGGGCTACCGGCGAGTATCCAATAAGCATTGTATTATCTCACGAGTTGATCGCCCTGACTGGAAGTGGTTCATGGCTGATACTCGCTCCCCTCATGACTATACAGCGGGCACTTCTTGGGTCAAGTGCTTGGGGCTTGGTGCGGCTGATTTTTACCGGCGAGTCTACAGCAAAGACACAAAAGTTGTCACCCTGGAAATTGCAAAGCACATTGAATCATCCAACAATAGCTCGATTAGCTTTGTATTATTAAAATCACAGGAGAAAAAGGATATGAGGCAATTACACAAATTCAAAATTCATGGGGCTGACACAGTGCATGGAGTAAAACGGTCCAGAGACATGAATAAATTTTATGACAGCTATGAAGAGGCTGAAAAAGCTGCACGCAAATGTGTAGCGAGCGATGGCTGCGAGATTGTCATTTTCGAGGCGATAAAATTGGTGAAACCGGCGATGGCTCCCATCCTGGTTGAAGACGTTCCAAAAGGAAGATGTGTAGGCACTGATGGTGCTGGCAATCCAGTCTACTTTAATGATGAGCCATGAAGAAGCACGGCTACACGCTACAGGATCAGATTGATGATGTCACCAAGGACTACGCGGATCAGATCGGTGGCCTGCTTGCCGAGCATGGATTTGCTTACCGGTACGATGTGAATATGACCACTCAGGGTATGCGCTTCGTGTTTGAATCCTGTATCAATGGCGACTGGCCCGATGGCCCGATCCCTAAAAAATGGAAACACGGGCGGGGAGGTAATATGATATCGCCGCCATTTCCAGGGGAAAGCAATGACTGATTGCAACCTGTGCCAGTTGAATGCCATCAAGCGCAAGCATAAGCAGTCAGGCATGAGGGTAATGGTGAGGAAATCAGAAAGAAAAACGGACAGTTTAGGCGGTTTTGATATTTTTGTGATGCCAAGAGGGATAAGTCTGCCGTATACTGACATCCCGGTTGAGTATCATGAGAATTATTGGGTTTGCTGGTTCATGTCGATACCAGAAAGATGTGCGTGTTAACAACAATGGAGAAAGTACAATGGGATTAATGGAACGGGGCGTCGAAGCGCTGGAACGTATCGCAACAGCACTGGAAAACGGAGCGAGTAGCGGTGCAGTTGCCGCAACAAGTGATGTTGGTAAAACAGGAAAGGCAACATCTTCTAAAAAGAGTAAGCCAAATGAAAAAGTAGTTGGCAAGCCGAAAGAGACACCCGCTGAGGATGCACCGAGCAAGCAGGCTGTGCGTGAAGCATTACAGTCACTGCAGCAAGCCACTACGCCTGCACAAGCCAAGTCAATACTCAAGGCACACGGCGCTTCAACACTAGGCAACCTGGATGAAGTGAAGTACCAACAAGTTATTGACGCTTGCACTGACAAGATGCCGGACTGATGGCTAAAATCCGTCGGCATAAAATACAGTTTGACGGTGACATTCAGGCAGTTATGCGTGAGGTTTCTGAAGGGCACCCAGGCACAATGTCACTGCTTCAAACAATGTTTGATCGGGGGGATGACGCACTGCGAGAACTGTGCGTCAATCTCGACGACATGAACATGCGTGGTAAACAGGTATGGGTCGCGTACTCACAGTGTTGTGATAATACAATCGATCTATTTTTCAAGATGGTTAATGAGCGTGACCCCGGCATGATTATATATGTCAATTCAATGTGTGCATCTGTGGGCGCTAAACGTAGTCACTTAGCTGTTAATAGCGGGGGTGCTGGCCATGACGAGTAAAGTGCAAGATGCTGTAAAACGTGTCACTGATGATCTTGAGCACTCACCGTTAGGGCCGTCAGCCGGTAAGCGTTGGATCAACTGTACAGCGTCAGTGCTGTACACCAAAGACATGCCGGACACCACGAGTATATTTGCTGCTGAGGGAACCTTCGGGCACAACATATCAGAGTATTGCCGCGCTGAAAACGTACCGGCTGTTAAGTACATTGGGCACACCGAAACCATCGATGGATATACCTTCACTTGTGATGCTGCATTCGCTGATGCCATTCAGGTTTTTCTCGACTATGTGAATAGCTTTGACGGCGACGCATTCTTTGAGCTGCGCGTTCACTATGATTTTTGGGTGGAACTGGGCTTTGGCACGTCTGATGACATTCGTATTGGTATCAACACAGATGAAGGTATCTGTACCATTACTGATCTTAAAATGGGCAAGGGTGTGAAGGAGTTCGCAGTTGACAATACTCAGTTGAGATTGTACGGGTTGGGTGTGATTCAGGAACTGGGGCACTTATACGAGATTGATACTTTTCAGCTTAATATCTGCCAACCCCGCCTTGATCACATTGATGAGTGGACTATACCAGCCAGTGAAATTATTGAGTGGGCTGAGACAACTGCCAAGCCACAATCCATAATTGCTATTACAGGTGAAGGTGCTGAGTTTAAGCCTGGGGATTGGTGCCGGTTTTGCCCCGGCAAGCTGGATTGCAACGCACGTACACAGTGGGTCCACAATCAGATGAGTGACGAGATGGATGAGGTTATTGATGTCAACACCATGAGCCTTGCAGAACTGGGTGACTCATTCGCTAACTTAGGCACCATACGCTCATGGTGTAACGACATTGAAGAAAGCTGTATGACCAAGGTGCAAGGGGGCCAGGAAGTCATAGGCCCGGATGAGCTACCACTGAAGATGGTTTCAGGCCGGTCTAACAGGACATGGCGTAATGACGGGGCTGCAGAAAAAATGATGCGGGCTTCAAAGAAATTCAAAAAAGTGGCCGACATGTTTACTCAAAAACTCATTGGCATACCGGCTGCTGAAAAAGTAATGGGCAAGAAGAATGAAGACCTGCTGGCTGAAGTCATAAAGCCTGCTGGCAAAGCAGTCTTAGTGCTAGGCAGCGACCCGCGTGAAGTGTATCAAGCGAACACTGATGAAATGGAAGACCTGGATGATGACGATACGAGTTTTTTAGATGACTGACATGTGGCACGCGGAGTACACTGGCACAATATCTGTATTTCAAGGATGCAGTGCGCTAATACGGCCACACCATAACATCAAAGGAATATCACTTGTGCAGTTTGACCGCATAGGAAACCGTAAAGTTGAGGACACTGAGCTATGTCATGGGTGGCATGAATTTCCTGAAGCTGATTTTGATAAGGGAGATGATTAAGTTTATGGGTGTTAAAATTCAAAAGTGGGTTTTTGTTGTGTTTTTCCCACTCCGTACCTTCGACCAGCGGGGGTTTGAATACATATCTGGACGCCCACCAGTATTAGGATGTTTATAGAGTGCAAAAAGATAGAAAACAAAAATTTGAAGTAGCAGTTTCTATGCCAGCGGGGTACAACGTGTCTGAAATTAGAGAGTACCTTCGTGATGCAATTGCTAACTGGTCAGGGCAGCTTGATCCTAACGACCAGCTATTTTATGCGTTTAATAGCAGGAAATCACTCACAGTAAAACCTATCAAGAGCAACTGATTTTATAACCAGCGCAGAAAAGGAGCGTTTTATGGTAATGGAAATAAGTAGGCGCGGTTTTCTAAAACTACTGGGCGTGGCAGGCGCGTCAGCCGCTATGCCTGTAGCTGGGCTAAGCCTACCTATGGAACCCACACCTAAAAACTTCGAGTTAAATGGGAACGCTATATACTATACTGAAATTGGGGGCGACTTGGAAAGCCAGCTTCTTTCTGTTGGTGGTATCAAGGGGAGCATACTTAACCCATTTAAGATGCAACTGGAAGAAATAGTAATTCGGGATGCGCTGCTCTCGTTGAAAGAGGGAGACACCTTTTTAATTTTAGATATGCACCTACCTAATAACCGCAAGGGTGTTGGATGGGTTAAAAAGGATCACATGCTTCCCGGTGCATTAAAATTACCACTGCGCTTTACCGAGCAAATTGCACGTCGGGAGGCTATTGAGCTGTATGGCGGTTTGCGGCCAGCGGGAACAACTGTAGCACCACTTATTCCTTGCGGGTGCGAAATAATAATTAACTACACTATTGTAGATACTGTAAAAAGGCCCAAACACTGGCAGGGAAGGGGGCACAGTATTAAACCAACCAAGATGATTTTATAACCAGCGCAGATAGCGCGTTAACGCAGGAGAAGTAAGATGGCAGGAGTAACGAGTGACATTATTCAACTGAAAGAGGTGCGACTTTCATTTGCACGGCTGTTCACACCAAAGGCGTTTCGTCAGGGTCAAACCCCACGATATGAAGCTACCTTTTTGATGGACCCCTCGCGCAAGGATCATGCAAAGATGATCAGCACCATCAAGAAAACAGCCAAGGAAATCCTCTCTGAGTATTATGGGGGCGCAGACAAAATTCCAGTGAAGAAGTTGGAGTATTGTTTTGGCGACGCTGATGATGATGGCATTGAGTATGATGGGTACGCGGGTATGTTCTACATTCGCACGTCCAACCAGACAAAGCCAAAGATTCTTGATCGCAACAAGGCTGAACTGGATGAGGCAAGTGGCAGACCGTATTCAGGGTGCTATGTCAATACGAACATTACCTTATGGGTGATGGATAATGATTTCGGTAAGCGAGTCAATTGTAATCTGCGCATTGTGCAGTTTAATAAAGACTCCACAGCGTTTGGTGCCAAGCCTGCTGAAGCCGAAGAAATGGACATCGTTGACATCGATGATGACGACGGCGTTGATGACGGGGGATTCCTCGACGACTAAAGGATGAGGATTTGGGTGGTATTGCAGAGCATGTCTAGCGCATGGTATCTAACCCTGCATAATATTCGCTACAACCGGGGATGGCGAACCGGACCACCCATTTTTTAATATGAAATACGTTGTTATATATTTGGTACTGTCTATAGCAGCCACTTTTATTGTGGCTAAGTTTATTTATTGGGGGATGAACAGTGGGAAAGAAAAACGGCACGAGTGAGTTTTATGACTGGCTTGATGCGTTTGGTGGTGCTGCACTTATTGTCATATTCTTTATTGTAGTTTCCGGCGCGGTGTATGTGTTTACCGAAGTTTAGATGGGCACTCACGCATTCAACAAGAAGCGCCCGAAACCTGACTGGCTTGTAAAGCCACCAAAAGAAGGGACAACAGGAATTGGGCATAAATATTACAATAAGCTGTGGAACGCGCAGCCTGTATGGGCCGATGTTAAGGCGATACGAGTAGTATACAGTGTGTGTAAAGCTATGCGTAAGGCCGGTGCGGAAGTTGAAGTCGATCACATATACCCTCTAATACACCCAAACTTTTGTGGCCTTCATGTATCTTGGAACCTGCGAATTATATCCAGGGAAAGAAACCTCATTAAAAGCAATAACGATTACCCGGATCACCCACAACGCGACATCTTCGAGCGAATACACGCCAATGACTTTTTTGAATTGATACCATGAGACAGCTAGTTTGGTTTAGCTGTGGAGCAGCCAGTGCAGTTGCAGCAAAGTTGGCTGTAGAAAAGTATCCTGACTGCGAAGTGCTGTACTGTGACACTTTGAAGTACGAGCACCCTGACAACATGAGGTTTTTGCGTGATGTTGAAAACTGGGTAGGAAAGCGCGTTAAAATACTCTGCTCCAAAAAGTTTAAAGATATATATGATGTTTTTAATAAAACAGGCTGGCTGATTGGCGTTGGTGGGGCGCGTTGCACATTGGAGCTAAAGCGCAATGTCAGAAAAAACTATCAACAAGATGGAGACATACACCTTTTTGGTCTAACTGCCGATGAGCAAAAACGCATTGATAGATTTGAAGATGAAAACGGTGAGTTAGAAGTTGAATGGATACTACAAGAAAAAGGTGTCACTAAAAGCGATTGCTATAGGATAATACAGAGAGCGGGGATTGAGCTGCCTGCAATGTACAAGCTGGGATATAACAACAATAACTGCATAGGATGTGTTAAAGGCCAGCTAGGATACTGGAATAAAATACGGATTGATTTCCCTGAAGTATTTAATAGAATGGCGCAGCAAGAACGAAAAATGAATGTAGCAATTAACAAAAGCTACGCAGGTGATGGAAAGCGGAAACGTGTTTTTCTTGATGAACTTGACCCTGCAGCGGGACGTGATGTACCGATGCCTGATATAGAGTGCGGCGTGCTATGTGTTAGTAGCGACGCAGAAAGCAGGAAAGAAGCAGCGGAGCATTTTGATATGAGAATGAATAAAGATGGCTGATCGATTCCATTGTGATATTGAGTCGTTCTCCCGCATTAACTTAAAGCATACCGGCGTTTTTAGATATGCCGAGCACGAGAGCACGCTGGTGCATTGTGGGTGCTTTGCAATGAACGCTGAGGATGTATCGTCCTGGGTGCCACTTGATAACTTGCCTGTTGAGATTGTTGAGGCAATGGAGTGGTTCCATATAGAACGCGGTGGTGATTTCTATCATGGCTCTGAAATACCCCAGTGTATCGTTGATGCTGGCGCAGATGAGTCAGTTGAGTGGGGTGCGCACAATGCACAATTCGAGCGTGTAGTATTAACTGCTCGTGCCGGTAAGCGTATCAGGTTTCCTGAAATCCCAATAGAGCGCTGGGTTTGTACAGCGGCCAAGGCTGCAGCACACTCACTCCCGCGTGACTTATTCAGTTGTGCTAAAGCAATTCCCGGTGGGCATCTCAAGAGTGAAGAGGGGCGCATGGCAATGCTGCAACTCTGCAAGCCACGCAAACCTACCAAGAAAATTCCTGAAGATAGGTGGACAGTCTACAACGCGCCTGAAAAGTATATTGCGCTGTATCAGTATTGTGTTGATGACGTTTATGCTGAGCGTGGTGTGGATGATTACCTTCCTGACTTATCCCCAAAAGAAAGACAGGTATGGAACCTGGATCAGAAAATCAATGATCGCGGGGTGATGGTTGACCTTGAGTACGTTGGCTATGTTGAAGAACTGCTGGAAGAATACAAGGGCGTACTGGAAAGGGACTCATTTGAGCTTTGCGGGTTCAACATATCTCAAACCGCAAAAGTAGCCGAATGGATCAGAGACAGCGGTTACAATATACCAAACCTGCAAGCGGAGACAATGCGCGATGCGTTGAAAGACCCTGAACTCACCAGTAAGCCAGTCAAAAAGTTAATCAAGATGCGTGCGCTGCATAGCATGAAAGCGCCATCCAAGTACCAAGCCATGAGCCGCGCTGTGTGCTTGCTGGATGATCGATTGCGCGGTATGTTTCTCTATCATGCAGCGGGTACTGGTCGATGGTCATCACTCATTGTGCAGCTACAGAACTTGTTCAGGCCGGTTATACCTGATCCTGAACTAGCGATTGAAGCCTATAAGCAACTGAGTCTTGACTGGATACGCACACTGTACTCTGAAGACCCGATGAGGATATTCGCAAGTACCGTGCGCGGCATGTTGATTGCCAAGCCCGGATACGATCTGCTGTGTCAGGATTATAGTTCAATTGAAGGGCGTATCACTGCATGGCTTGCCGGTCAGGAAGACAAGCTGGAAATATTTCGCACACACGGAAAGGTGTACGAGTATACCGGGGCCAAGATGTACAACTTACCGCTTGATCTTGTCTTCCTGATGACCATGAAACAGACACACCCCGATGAGCGTTTTGTGGGTAAGACTGGTGAGCTGGCGCTTGGGTTCCAAGGTGGGGGCAAAGCGTTTGTGAAGATGGCCGGGAACTACGGGGTTGATATTGATCTTGATCGCGGGGAGGAAATAAAAACTGATTGGCGCAGAGATAACCCGATGATTGTAAGGATGTGGTACGCCATTGAAGAAGCTGCAATTGCAGCGGTTGCTAACCCAGGCAAAATGTATAAGACGAATAAGCTGTACTTCAAAGTTAAAGGTGACTTCCTGTACATGAGACTGCCATCTGGTCGCAGACTCGCGTACTACAAGCCGGAGATAGACCACAATGATAAGCTCACACACCTCGGTGTTGATACCTACACAAGACGCTGGGGGCGGTGGCCTACCTATGGCGGTAAGCTGACTGAAAACGCAGTACAGGGCACAGCACGTGATATCATGGTACATGGTATGTTCAACCTTGAAGCTGCAGGCTACCCCATCATTGGTACAGTACACGATGAAATCATGATGGAAACGCCGATAGGGTTTGGCTCACTGCATGAGAGTGCAGAACTGATGTGCGACCTGCCTGACTGGGCTGAGGGTCTACCAATTACTGCTGGTGGTTTCAGAGCACATCGATACAAGAAGGATGACTGACATGAAATACATGATAGGACAACGAGTTATACTCACTGGCAAAGGGGGCGTCAAAGAGATAGGAACTGTAGTGCCATCTGAGAGTGGGCACACATCATTTGGTGTGTGGGTTTTTTCTCCTACACTGAAGTATGCTTCCGATTATGCTTTTTCAAGTATTAAGCCACTACCAAACGGGCAGCTATAATGGGTGTTGAGAAAAAGATAGAGCGTGACAGTGTGCGAGTTGCTAAAGTTCACGGTTGGAAGTCCAGAAAAGTAACATCTCCTGGCACTCGCGGTGCGTTTGACCGCATATTTATAAAGGGTGGGAAGCACATCTGGATTGAATATAAAGACCCTGACACCGGGGTTATCGGTGATCTTCAGCAAGAAGAATACGAAGACTTGATTGAGCATGGTGCAGAGGCACACTTCGTTGACTCGGTTAAAGGCACCAAGAAAATACTGGGAATACACAATTGACCATCGCTTTCTACTTTGATAAATATTGGGAGCTGGATGAAAAAGGCTGTTGGATATGGCAGCGAAAAGTTGACCAGTTCCTGCATAATGGGGAGCTGGTAACTGCTCGTCGCTTTGCGTATGAGCGTGAGTATGGTGAACTAGACGAAGGGTATATGGTTCGCAACTCATGTGAAAACCTATTATGTGTAAACCCAGAACACCAGCATTGTGTTTGACATGGCCCGATTAAAGCCCCCCGCAGTATCCCGAACAAGAAAGCCTGTAAAATTCTCTGAAGAGGATATGTACAACTATCAGAACATGATGGTTGACCATATTATTGAGCACCCGATGTGCGCACTTTGGGTGGACATGGGGTTGGGAAAGACAGTCGGTACGCTTACCGCATTAACGAAGCTGCAATATAGCTTTGATGTCAGTAAAACCCTCGTGACTGCACCACTCAGAGTAGCCCGGAAAGTTTGGGCTGATGAGATAGACGCATGGGCACATACCCGCAGCCTGAATATTGTACACATGGTCGGCACCCCTGAGCAGCGCCTAGCTGCGATGGATCAGGAAGCTGACATCTACACCATCAACAACGAGAACATGACATGGCTGGTGGGCCAGCATGTGCATGAGCGTAAAATGGTTAGAAGGTGGAAGTGGGATAGCATGGTGATCGATGAGTCTAGCTGCTATCAATCTCACGCCTCCCATCGATTCAATGCACTGAAGAAAGTGCGCCGGTTCATGGGCCGTATTATTGAGCTGACCGGTACGCCCGGTGATCTACTGGCGCTGTGGTCACAGATTTTCCTGCTGGATCGTGGTGAGCGCCTGGGTATCAATATCACTGCTTACCGGACACGGTGGTTTAACCCACCCAGTCAGTATGAGTACGGCTGGACCCCGAAACCTCATGCCGAGAAAGAAATTATGGCTCTGATCGGTGATCTTGCCATGTCACTCCGAGCTGAGGACTGGCTGGAATTGCCTGAAGTCATGTACAACCCCATCATGGTGGAGATGACCCCGGCACAGTGGAAGGACTACAAGCGCATGGAACGGCGCTACATGTTGAAGGTCAAAGGCAAAAAGATTACCGCTGTCAACGCCGGAGTGCTGTCTGGTAAGCTCCTGCAGCTCGCTAACGGCGCTGTCTACACTACCTCACCCGATTGGGTAGCTTTCCACGATCACAAGATTGAGGCGCTGCTGGAAGTGCTCAGCTTGGCTACTGGGCCGGTCATGGTGGTCTACAACTTCAAGTCTGATCTGGTACGAATCAAGGAAGCACTCACGAAAGCCAAAATAAAGTGGGATGTCCTGTCAGATGAAGCGTCTGAGGATCGATTTAACGCAGGGAAAACGCCGGTACTGATCATGCACCCCAAGAGCGCGGGCCATGGCTTGAACCTGCAGCACGGGGGCGCACAGGAGCTTATCTGGTTCGGGCTGAACTGGTCGCTTGAGCTGTTCCTGCAAGCCAATGCGCGGCTGATAGGGGGTCTGAGGCGTGGGCACGGGGTGGTGATCCATGTGATCGCTGCTGAAGGCACAATCGATCTGGATGTTATCTGTACACTGGATGACAAAGAGCGTGGCCAGGATAGGCGCATGAATATGCTCAAGAAGCGTGTCGCCAAGGCTTGAAAAGGGGCAAAATACCTGTTACACTTTTTTACACTTTATTACACTTTTTTACAATGGGAATTTTATGAATAGTCAAAATTTTGACGTTTCTCTGCCATACTTCACACTCAAAGAGCTTACCGCGCTATTCAAATTTAAGAACATGCGTGCAGCTCGGAAAGACATTGCACTGGGTGTCTTCCCTGTGCCGGTCTATAAGCTCGCCCACAAATACGTGGCCGATGTCGAGGTGGTGCAGTCATACTTTGCCAAGCATCGCCAAGAAGGTATTGAACAAGTCAGCATTCAAGATTCCTGGGACGAAGGTTAAAATAGCCCCCGCAGCCAGCGTATTATGCTGCGTATTACCCGGCTGAAACGATTGCGCCGCCCGTTGCCGGTGGAGGGGGCACGATGTCTAAAGGGACTGCGGCCCATGCCGGGAATGTTGCCGGGTCTGAGGTATTGCCAGCGACATCTGCCTGCACTACAGCGAAGTCGTAATTCCCTTCATTAAGCGCACCGTCGATAACCCACTCAGGCACAGCGGTAATTGCTATCGCTGATACAGTGCCTGCATCAATTTCAGCCAGCCATGTCGCTTGATCTGCAGCATTCAGCTTGGTGGTGACGTACCACACCCAGCTCGTGGTTGCCGAATTGGGATCAACGATTAGCTTTCGTTGGTTTATTCTACTCATTGGATGCTACCCCCTGTAGCTGATTTTAATTTGACATAGATAATGAACCCACGAGGGAACACTGCTTGCTCGGTAAAGGCGGGGTCGTAGGATACCGCCCAGGTGCTACACTCCCACCAGCTCCCTGCTGTGCGCTCTGTAGAAGTCACCAGCGAGCCATCTTGCGGGACACCAGTGTTGTTACAAGCCCTCACGCGGCCATAATACCACCCAGCCTTGGGCACCACCCATTTAAAAGCGTTGTTGCCCTCAGAGAACGCACCCTTTGCAACAGGTATCGGGTTGGCGTCGTCCGGGGGGAACTTCAATAGCTGTACATCATAGATAATATTAACTACGCTTAAATCGGGTGAGTTCTCAACCCAACTCATCTCGTGCTCATCGCCGGTCAGCACCCACAGGACAGATTGATTGTAGATCGTGCAGGGTGGCACGGGCGTTGTGCATGTCTCTATCAGTGGCACTGTCGCGGCGCTGGTGATCGACGACATCAAAAGTAATACCAGTAATAGAGTTCTCTGCCCAAGGTGGATATGGGCACCTGGATATCCCGGCAAGTCACATCCAGGCAAGTTACCCCAGGCAGAGAACAAACCTTTACCCATTGACTTCTCGCTGTTGTTTTTCACGTAGGATTCCCCTTAACTGAATCAGATAATTTAAGCGGTCATCTTCATCTGGGGTAAGTGGCCTGCGTTCACGTATTGTGCGCAGTAGCTTTAGCTCAAGATTAATACGCTGCAAGTCTAGCTCAATATCAGCCATCGCAACATGCGTGCTCATATCCTGGTGGGTCTGTTGCCGCTGTGAGAAGTCCCACGCGTACGCGCCCCCGATGAGTGTCAAGAGCGATATAATAGTAGCAATGGATAGTTTTGTCATTTACCGCTAACTGCCTTTATTATTTGTGCAATTGCCCCCGGCGCGGTTGGTGTGCCTGTCCGGTTCTGCTGTTCCTTTCGCAGCTCGCCAAAGTAGTTAGTCAGCACCGCAGATGGTACACCGGTAAGAGTTAGAAACACAGTCCAAAGATATGGCTGGCTGAGCACCGATAGATCGCCATCTTTCATAATTACTGCAAAACCAAGCAGCGCCATGAAAGCAATGGTCTGCCAAACCAGCATTTTAGTAAGCAGTAGTGCTATCTGTGGCCGTGTAGATTGCCCATCGGCTGCAGTCATTGCAACGTAACGTTCTGTCCAGCCAACTTCTTGAGCAATTTTCAAGTCAATTTCTTTCTCAAGAAATGAAGCACGTTGATCCGGGGGTAGTGTATCAACGGCTGTCAGTATCTGCTGACCGGTTGCATTAGCAGGAAGCTGCTTATCCGGGGGTAGTATCAGATTCAGCCCAGCCAGTATTGCAGGGCCACCAGGAATAAACTGAGCGGCTACCGCTGCAAATGGTCTTATTGCGTCGAGTACCTTGCTGATTTTCATTTCTTATTCCTAGCGCTGATATTCATGCCTAGCATGAGCACTCCGAACAGCAAGCTGAATGGCGGTAGCACTGCCATAAAATGTGGAAGCCCAACCTTACCACCAAGGCGTGCCTTTATGATTGACTCCGGCACTTTGAGTAGACGCAGTAACTCAGCAAATATGTTGACATAGCTGTGCCCCTCATAGAAATCCTCGCTACGCTCTTTCATCGATGAAAACAGCCGCGTAGTGTGGTCCCACATTCCTGGCAGAATAGCCATGAGTATGATAAAAGCAGTCCATATAGCGGTAGAATTTTTTGCTATAGCAATCCAGTTTTCCATTAAACTTCCCTCACGTTTCCATCTTCACCCGTTACAGTGCCTGGTGGCAATGGCTGCATTTCCTTTTCACCATCATCCCCACTACCATCCAGAATATTCTCAGGGTCCGGGTGATTGGTGAACCAGGATTCCTCATACTCTTCAACAGTACCATCACCCAGGTAGGTGTTGTAATACTCCTTCCAGTATACCGCTTGCGCTGGTACATCACCGGCTGGTGGGAGCGGGTCTTTGACTCTCAGGTACTGCATCCGTGCCATGGCTGCAGCGTACTGAAGGTTCCATACAAGCTCACTAGCCTGTGGTGGGATAACATATAGTTTGTCGTGTTCATCGGTTGAGTATTCAGCGGTGACACTGAGTGCCGCAACCTTGATCGCAAGCTCGTTATTGTATTCGAGAAAGTTATCCCATATATCATTATGGGTAGGTGGTTCCATTTGAAACAGCCCTCTGGCTGGCCCATTGCCAAGCTGAACCAAAAACGTCAGCTCTGATTCTTGCAGCGCAGTACCGAGAACAATTTCTTCTGCTTGCTGGCTGTACTTTCCAATCGCCTTCAATGCCGGGCGAATAACATACCGGGTGAACTGATTAATATCTATCATCTGCCTATATCCTTTCTAAGTGGTGGTGATGGCTTTTTGCCGGTCTGCTGTTCACCAAGCCATAACATATAGTGGGACAGCTCCTTTACTGCATAAGTGAGTCCCTGTATTGCGCGTGTATTTTCTGAATGTGCGTTGCTCATTAATACTGTTTGATCAACAAGCGTGTTTATTTTAGAGTGCATATTAAGACCCCATATCAATAGCGGAATAACAATAACAGATACGACTACCACCATGGCTTCAATACTAATCGTCATGTTCTCAATCATTTTTTAATGTTCCCTTCTTTATCGTACCGGGGTGCGAAGCGAAGTTTTTGATTCAGGTAGAACAGCTTCTTGTTAACATTTATGCCACCGAGTGTCATCATGTCATACTCGTTCCTGGCATTCGCGGAAGCAAATATAGCAGACACATCAATTGCCATGCCAGGATTGGATTTATTAAAAGCTATAATTTTTAATTTGTACGCCTTAATAGAACTTGGATCGCTGTTCCTGATTGCCATAAACAGACGATCCATAATGTGCGATTTTCTGTCTGTAATGAATCGCTCTGTGTTTTTTACTGCTCTGTTTTGCTCCTGCTGCTGAGTAAGTCTTGCAGGCGCAAATCCAATTGCCTGTAAAAATATATCCCACTCATTGAACGCTTCAGGTGCAATGATGGGCATCTGACGATAGTTCTGTGCGCCATCGTTAAAGTACCTGAATGCCTTATGCAAATCCTTACCGGCTTTAGGCATCAACCTCTCAAGCCCACGATCAGCCTGCCCCTCGTAGAACAGCTTGCTTGATTCTACTACATCTTTTGCTACAGAAAATACTGGGCCTACAAGTTCACCCAGGTAGTGGTAGTATACTTCATCACCTTCTTTTTGTGGTGGGGGTGACCGCCACAATAACTGGTTGAGCGATATGCGGGATGACAGTGTTGCATTAAACACAGTGTCTACACTCCCCTTCCAAATAAACTCCTGGGCTTCAGTCCCAGTTTCACCTCCACCGAATGCTTCTGATATGTACTGCCGTATTGCTACTTCAGCATCAAAAGGCTCATCCTCTGTGCCCATCGTAGCATTCATGATTGCTATTGCACCCCACATCAAGGGCATCGATGACATGCCACCAAGCAGCGCAGTAACGCCAAGCATACCGGCGAGTCGCTTACGTGCTTCCTGCTCAAAATCCTGTATCTCATTTTCAGTCAGTCCCAGCTTATTGCCAACTTGACGGAACGTGCCTTTTGACCCATCTGAGAAATCACGAGACATGCGGTATATCATGTGCATTGAATACTGCTTGAACAGGAATATTACTTTCGCCATGCTGTTTTGCAGTATGCGCGGGCGGTTAGCAACGCTGTAATCAAAGTGTGACAATAAGGTATCTTCTTCCGCTGCTTGTATCGCCTGTTCATGATCCATTTTAGCTTCACGCGCTAATCTGTATGCGGTCATGAAGGTTATCTGCCGGTTAGACTCTTCGGCCTTATGGAACATCCAAGAAGCCATCTCCATAAACTGACGTTGCTTGGAGTTGTATGTCATGCCTTCCTCGGCAACACCGGCAAGATCGTGCCCCCGTGTTCTACCAAAGACGCCCGATTTCTCAGCTTCTATAAACGCTTTATGCTCGTCGCCTCGTAACCGGTCAGCCATTGATTTAGTTGAGCCAAAGTATTCTCCATAGGCTTTTTTCATTAACTGTGCAACGTGCCCTGCGCCATCGATACCTTTACCATACCGAGCGTTAAGATGTGGGAATGCGACAATTGCATTTTGAGTTAAGTTAACAAGCGCTGCAGATGGCGTTGCTCCCAGGAACCACAGAAACCCGAATGCTGTAGCCTTGGTTGCCATGGGGCTGACCTTGGGGTTTTTTGCAAAGTCGTGCCGCTTGACCATCTCTTTGTATATCGGGGACGCCCACTTTCCATCGGGGTCATCTGTGTTTTCAAGCTCACTGGCTTGATCCCGTATTTTAGTCATGAGTCCTTCCATTTTAGGAAGGTGTTTTAGTTTGGCTAACTGGTGTGCGCCATGAAACATATTGTATGCGTAAGCACGGGTAGCATCAGCGCTAAACCCAAGCCTGCCAGCACGATGTATGAACGACTTGCGCATTGACATCTCAGGCATTGACCGGAGATAAAGCTGCCAGATTTCATCGGTCAGTTCCTTACCCTGGATGCCACCAATGTTCTGTGTCAAGTCAGTTATCTTTTTTACAAAGCTGGGGTCAATATGATTCATGACAGACTTTTCATCCATCTTCTTACCGCCCCTTGCAGTCACCCCATTACCCAACGCTTTGAAATCCGCTACCCACTGACGCATTTCCGGGCCGGTGTTAAACTTGCTGAAAGAGATTATGTTCCCGTCTGCATCACGTGCTACTCCCCAAAATTCACCAAATCGGGTTAGCGGGAAGTACGGTCCCTTCACTCTGCCTACTTCAAACTTTGTACGAAGCAGTGCAAGCATGGAGTCTTTTACATCAGTCCCAACGTCAGTGTTGGAGATGTTATCTCTCAGTTGCTGGTGTACACGAGCACGCTGTGTTTTATATGAGTCACGAACAGACGTGTAGATTTTCTGCGCGTCTGTGGGCATAGCGTTAAATCTATCCTGCAGAATTTTATGCTTCTTTCTGCGCAGTGCGTCTATCTTGTAGTACGCATCATCTGCTTTTATTTTCTTCGGTTTCTTGAGCGCTTTATACTCCATCGACGGATCAACTTCAGCCAGTGTTGACTCGTGCATTATCGTGCCTAGCAGCCGTCCCCACTTAGGATTTTTGGCAATAAATTTATTCCATGGCTTTATCACCTTATCAAACTCATCCATAAGCTCATTGCGCGTTCCATCCATGCGAGAGGCTTCACGGATGTATTCTTTTACTGCCGTTATCTTTTTGCCAAAGTCAGCAAGATACTGTCTCGGAATAAACCCCAGGAAATTCTCGAACTGGTTCTCTGTCATGCCTCTTGCTTTATTGAGAAGCTGTGGAGACATGCCAGGGTTATTCTCAACCTGTTCCTCTACAGAGATACCAACCTTATACATTTGAGCAACTGGGTGAAGTGGCTTTTCATTTATCAAATCTTCAACCACTTCATCATCAAGACGATACTTTAGCGGTTGTTTTGTCTTTGTCTTTTTAGAAGCCTTGCCTGGCTTTGTGCCTTTCGGGTATGACAGCTCACCGGTAAGCGCACGGGTATCCCCACCAGCTCTAGTTACTTTCTTTATGATGTCAGATTTTTCTTGCTCGACCATGCCTATCAGATCACCAACTGCTTTTTTAGCAGACTCTGTGCCTGACATACCATCTGCAATATAATCACCCTGCATCTCACGAATGGAATCAGCGTCTGATCTGCTGAGTGCTTTTCCAGCCTTACGAATACATGTAGCGAGTCCAGCCATTATTTTCTCCTAGTGCAAAAACTCTTCTGTTGTAGCGATTATAACTGCCAATATTGCTTCATTGTCTTCTTTGACCCTGTGCTCATTATACACTGTAGAGCTGCCACCACCTTTTTCTATATGTATGAAGCGTATGTACCCCAGTGAAGCAATGGCAAGTGGCAGAGGGCAATACTCATGCGTCTGAGTTATCCCGACATATCCCTTGGTCGCTATCGATAGGGGATCAAGTATCATAATCTTGTAATCGTGGTCACTCCTGCAACCTTAACAACTGATTTATTAATACTGGTAGTGGACTCACCGTAGTTCTCACCAAGCACGTTCTCTGTTATCGTTTTAGGGTTGCCCAGGTCCAGACCCATATCACTATACATTTCTTGTATCTGCACACCTTGGAGCACGCCCGTGGTGATCACAGTCGCACCGGCAGAGTTATCCGTCAATGGTGCAACATGGCCCCTGACCACAATTGTACCTGCTGTATTACTCGCATTCAGTATCAACTGGCCAGCAATAAATTCGAGCGTGCTGGCCTGTGCTGGCGCTGTGGAGCCTTGCAATTCAATACCGCCTGAGTATGCCCTGAGATTGAGATTACCCACCCCCGCGAGGTTGATGATCGCCGTGCCGGTCGCTGGGACAGTAGAAGCACCCGCCACCAGTGTGAGTGTACCGGTGCCCATCGTGATGGTTCCAGAGAGAGCAGGATCGAAGAAAGTCCCCACCAAACCGGATATCGGCCCAACCAGAAACGTGTTAAAACCGAAGATCGGACCACTGGCAACACCCATAGCACCCGTCAGGCCCACCTTATTGAAGATTGACCCACCAATATCAAAGCCCGCAGCATCAAGGATTGATCCACCAGCAACCGCCGTGAACACCGAATGCGGAAGTGCGGACGGGAGTGTGACAGGACCATGCAGCATAAACTCATTTCGGCCAAGCGCTGCGGCGATGGCTATAGCGTCAGCCATTACACTGCATGGATTGGTGGGCGTGCCATTAACGTCAATAACCGCACCTGGCGCACCACCACCCTGAGTATCGACCCATATCCCGCGCTCGTATGCAGTCATCGAATGGACCGCTCTACGATCCTCTGCACTGCCCGCCCAGTAAAGCTCCCCCTGACCCACAATAGTGTTAATTGGTGGCCCAATCGTGTCAAGAAACAGAACGGTGTACTCCCCCTCTGCTATTGCCGGTGCGCCGGGGACAGACCCTACATACAGTCCAGTGCCCGCACCCGTTTCAACCATTGCAATATTGACACCTTGCTGAACAAAGTTATTTGCAAATATCTGCGCCACCAATGTCAGACCGCTGGTGTTGAGTGAGAGGTTCAGTTCATTAGCCATAATTTAATACCCGAATAGTTTATTGTAGTCTGGATACCGGGAGTGAATCATCTGTGCCAAATCAGGCGTGAGGTATTCTTGCCACGCATTTCTATCTGTCTTTTCTACTTTGCCATCACCGTTATGCGGAAACTTATTGAGATATAAATGGTCCGGCTCATTGGATACGTTTTCAATATTATCAAAGTCATGCTCATACGGTTCAAGCTCCAAGAACTCATATATCTCTGATAAGTTGGTTTTAGGATCGTGGGCTAAAGACTCAAAGCGCACAACATGTACGCGCTTTGGGCACCTTGATATCAAGTCTTGCAGCCCGACCACACAGGTTCCAATCATGCCGGTGGGCGACATCATCACATCAGCCCGCTGCATGATTGTTTTATCCATTGGGTTGGTAGCCATATCAAAGAACGGCGCTTTACGATGCTGCTTTTCAATAGACCCAAACACATTTCTCAGGTCGCGCACCGTTGCTATAATTTTAGCTTCTGGAAACAGGTCAGCAAGGAGTACCCCATGAAAAGCCCACCCTCTGCTTTTATCAAACACCACCTTATCCATCTCGCTGTACCAGGAACTGACTAATGCCCGCATTGCTTCTCGGATACGCTGTTCTGTTTTTTCAGAATCAACAGCCAGTAGACCTTGTATCTCTGCGTTTATGCTTATCGTGCTAGTCAACGTGCCCATTATCTCAGGAATTGCGGAAGTATCTGTTGCATGAAACGCCGGGTTTTGATTCAAAATATTGCACAACAGGGTTGACCCTGATCTTGGCACACCGGCAATTGCGTTTAACGCCTTCATGCGCCCCCACCAATACGTTGTTGCAGCCCATTGCGCTTACTAATTAAATCCACAATGCCACAGTTCAACGCAGTGATAACCACTGGGTCTGTCTGTGCATCCCTGAACGTGCGCAAAGACTTAACTTCATCTACCATTTCGACTACTCTATCTTCGCGCTTCTTAAATCGTATGGCCTCACTAATATCAGATAGCGTGCCCACTCTAACGAGCGCATCTTCAGTGGCATCCAGCAAGGCGTTAGACTTTACTTCACCATCGTTAATAACAGAGTTGCGCCACGAGTTAAAAGTGCCTGTGTTGATCGTACCGATAGACGCATAGAATATCGCGATTTCATCAAACCAGATATTACCTGCTGCATTGCTGACACCATTGGTGACAAGCTGTAGCTGATCAACTGCCTGCACCTTACTCATTGTAGGGCTGGCGATCATTAAAACTATCAGTGACTTCAAAAATGCCGTTATTGGTTTCATATCCTTTTCTCCTAATTGGTTAGCGGTCCGGGTCCAGCTATTTGAATATTTACATTGTTCGATCTTACATACACGAAGTTACCCACACGCCAGAAATCACCGTTTTGTGGCGTTGTAGGAATACCGAGTGTTCCTTTGAATCGTATACCAGCACCGCCCACTTGTAGTGAGTCAGCCTGAGTGTTAATACCGGGGCCAAACTGCACTGAGTTAACCCCCGTTGCTTGAATACTGCCGTTAAGCACATAGCCCACCGCAAAAGCACCTGCCGCGCCCGCCGTTATATCAGACGCCACTGAACTTCCTGTACACGCGCCTTGTGCAAAAGCGCCATTACCAAGCGACTCAATCACGGCATTAAATCCGTTAGAAGTGCGGGAGTATCCTGTTGCAAACGATCCGGCACTGGTTGCGTTAATGTGCGCCAATCCTGCACCTGTAAAGCCCCGCGCAAATCCCGACGTAAATGATCCGTTACCACTGGATATAATATGTGCCGTGCTGGTTGCTGACCGGGCATTTGCGTATCCAAAGGCGAGCGATCCTGAATTGGTTGCCTGTAGAACGGAAGTGCCGGGGCCATAGGCATATCCGATGGCTGTGGAGGCGTACCCTGTAGCCTCCATCGTCGCTGTACCACTTAGATACGCATACGCCGCACCAATGGCGACTGACCCGCCCCTCGATGATCTGAGCGTTGCCGTGCCTGCTGCATTATTCGCAGCACAGACGCCAATCGCTGCGACGGCTGCAAAGTTATTACCATTGAGAATATGCTGGGTTGTACCGGCCCCGTTCTGTGTGCCACCAATCAGGCCACCATGCGCCACATTTACTGGGAAAGTGATATTGCTGCCGCCTTTCAGGAACACCCCAATCCCGCCGAACATGCGGCTGAACTTGAGTGTTGGCGATCCCAAGTCCCGCGTGATATCGACATCTGGCACAATCGCTTGTGTCGTGAGTGTGCCGGTTAGCGGGCTGTTGGTTGCATCCAGCCTGAGATAAGTGGAGTCGAAATCTTGTAGTACCGGTTTGCCAAACATTTTAATCTTCCACTATAGTTGATAGCACGCCCTTAATACGGCCTTGCGCACCATGCTTAACTTCATGATATATTTTACGGACTTTATGCTCGCTTCCATCAGCTTCAATACTGGCTATTTCTGAAAGCGCTTTTGACACGTTGCTACCTATCATCCGTACTTCAGAGTTAATGGAGCGTATGGTGTCCACGTCCTTACCAGCACGAGATGCAGTATCACTGTGCATAGCTATGTGATCTTTATTAAACTGTTCTGCTTTATTTAATTTCTCTTCCAGCGCATTCACCCTGGGCCACAAACCCTCAAGCTGCTTATCAATGGCAGCTAATCTTGTGGCAATTGAAACCAGTACCTTTTCAGCATCCCTGACTTTCGACGCTTGAGATATCAAACTGTCAAGGTCAACTTTTAAGTCTTTCTTGGTAGTATCAGGATTTGGTTTTATGGGTAGGTCTGATTTAGATATCACTCTCATGACAAGCATCCTCTTAGCTGTTCCAATACTCCACGCCGCTTATCAATCTGACGCAGGGCAACGTCTACATCATCTTTAATGTCAACTACTTCGCCGGTTTCTCTCACTTCAGCCTTATAAGATACCACAAAATCGCTCAATGGTGCCCGCTGCATACCGGCTCTTGCTTCGCTTAAAAGCGCTTTTATATCAGCATTAGTCCACTCACTGATAACACCCATCTTGCGAAGTGCAGCACGCATTTTAGATATAAGCCGCTGTATGCCCGGTGTGCCTGTATCTTTTTCAGCAATTGACGCTGCATATTCTTCAGCCGCTAACTGTTTGCCTGCGTCTGTTGTGGTGTCTATACCTTTATTTTCAGCCAAAGCATTAAGCGCTTTTCTGTCAGTAATTGACTGATACATCTCATTCATTACAGTATCAAAACTGTCACCAAGAAACGCTTGCAACCCTTTGTGCCCGACAACTTCATGGAGTATTGTTGACTCTGCATCTTCAACAGAGCTGGCGTTGTCACTTATGATATATATCTGATCTGTTTCTGAATCATAAAATCCTTTCACCCCGGTTGCCTTATCGTCTTTAACTTTCTGAGACAAGTTGGATGGCAGCTCATCGACGTTGGTAACAACAGTAATGCCAACACTGGGCATTTCTGCTCTGATACCATCAGCGACGCTATTTACTTCCTGGCGAGATACTTTTGGCTCAACCTTTTCAGTCTTGGGTTTGGGCTTCTTGTCAGGCTTACCGAGTGTATTCTCCACATCTTCATTAGTTGATACCGGTATTCTGGTCTTCGCTTTTTCAAGCCTTGAAGAGTTGTTTGTGACACTGGTTGTTCTGCGCCCTCTTCCAGTCTGTGAAGCAATCGTGTCATCAATCTCTTTTTGAGTTACACCAGACGCTTTATTTTTTAGGTCGCTCTGTATCTTGGATAGTTGAATAGCTCTTTGTGCTTTGTCTGAGTTAACCCACTGCTTAAACTGATCCATTGTCATCTCAGTGATCGGGCCAACTTTCCAACCGTCCTCATAGTTCCTGCTGTAAGCACGCCTTGCGTCAAGCCCGTTAGAATACCCCAGCATCACCTTGTGCTCATCAAACTCACCAGAGGTTTGATTGATCTGATCAACCACAAACACCTTTTCACTTTTTACATTAGTGCCCACAAAGGTATCAACAGGATCACCATCAGCGCCTAAAGTACCTTTTACATATCCATAGGCATCTTTAAGTTTTTGCTTCCATGATCTGCCGGTTTCATCAGTACCAGTGCGCACTGAGCCAACTGGATTTTCAACAGCTATTTTTACACCCTGTAGTTCAGGATGGCCCTTTTTATAATTGCCTGCAGTTTTCTGAGCTTCAGTAGGCTCCTTTAAATTATTGGTCGGAGATGTTGCAGCTTCCTCTGCTTCGGAACGAAACTCCCCTGCCAGTTCCTTTTCAGTTTTAGGAGTATCTTTTTTCCCTGCAAGTTTCGCTTTACGCTTTGCAAGTTTCTCTTCCTTTTTCTTTTCTTCCTGTTTTATTTCTTCTTCGCGGTAGGCGTTAAACCCTACTTCATTGACCCCCGATGGGCGCTCACCGGTTGCAACTCTATCACCGGCTTTCTGGCGGTTTGCCTTCTCATCCTTCATTGCAAATATTGCTGCTTCCTCGTTAGCAGCGGTGCCATAGCTAAAACTTACGCCTGTTTTAGTTATGACTGTTCCGTTGGGGCGTGTAGCAGTAATTTTTATATCTTTTAGCCGTGCTTCAACACGAGCCATAATCGCATCAACTTCCTCTTGCGTATCACCCTGTACAAAATACTCATCACCGGTTGGGTGGAACCCCTGATCTGTTTCTGCAGCAATGGCCTTGCCAATCTCCTTGAGCATTTTGTCGCCCGAAGCAAAAGACATGTTATCGTTGAACCACTTCAACGAGTCAGCATCGATAGCTGCAATGACAGGTTTTTTCTCAGTTTCCTCCCAAGCGCGATTGCTTCCCAGCCCGGTCAGCGAATCAGTTCTAAGCTCGTGCTGAGCTTCTTCAAGCGTCATCTCGTTAATGGCTTTACGTTGCTTAGTGTCTTCGCGTCGATCTTTTCCAGGGCGGTTTTCTTCACGACGTGATGGCTTGGTTTCCTGTGCAATAAAGTCTTCAGGAAATTCGCCACGTTTTTTCTCAGCAACTGCTGCTACTTCTTCGGCTTTTACTTCTTCAGCCTTGGTTACTTTTTCTTTTGCAATACGCTCTGACTCTGCTTTTTTGAGCGCCTCGCGCATTGCAGGGTTGGCTGGTGCTTCAGGGATCGGCGCTTGTGGTTCTGGAACAGGCTGTGCGGTAGTCTGACCGGCTTCCAGTCCAGCCGCTGCTACTCGTGCCCGGAACTCTTCAACACTTTCATCTTCGCGTTTCTTTGCCTGCTGCTTTTTTCTTGTTTTGGCAGCTTCAAGTTCACCTTTGGCACTCTCTGCAGCGGTACGCTTCTCATCTTCCGCTATGCGGTCCTGTAGCGCGCTGGCTTCCTCAACGGCTGCTGCTGCATCCCCATCCTTTGCTGCTATGTCTGCGGCTGCTTGCGCACCGGCTAGTGCTTGATCAAGCTCATCCCCGCCCTGCTCCTGCGCCCGATCAACCGCATCAGCCTGGGCCTGATCAATATTACCAGCTTCATTCTCAACCTCGTCCAGTGCGCCAGTAAGCTCATCAGCAACTACATCCCCTTCTTGCTCACCGGCTCTACGCTGATCGGCTCTAGCTCCAATGGTGCCAAGCGTAAAGCCGTAACCAGCACCAGCAAGTGCTGCCCAACCACCGCGCTCAGCCCCCTCTTTCCAGTCAAGCGCTTTATCAGTGCCGTATCGCCCACCGATGTATTCAATAACACCTTCCTGAATAAACTCACCAGTCATTTCTCCACCGCCAAGTTTGGCCCCTTTTTTAAGGGAGGCAGCAAACCCTTGCCGTAAAGCATCTTTACCGACTTTTTCAATCGCTTTTTTATTCTTTTTACCGATTACTCCTACTGATTTCAAAAGCGGTTTGATTAACGCTCTACCCGTTACTAGCTCTATTATGGCTGAGCCTAGTGCAAACGGGAACGCCTCAACATAGTCTATAAAATCAGGTACTTTTTTACCTTCATTATCCGCGTTTTCTTGAGCAATCATGTCTGTCAAAGACAGAGTTGTAAGTGGTAGGCTAATCATGTAGGCGACTGAATCAGCCAATGTCTCAGGTATAAATTCTGCTACCTTAACGGCTGTCCCAAGTGCATCACCTTCATTGAACTTAGCTTTTATATCTTCTGGTGTTGTAAGGGTTACGGCACCAAAATCAGCACCTTTAAGCCGCTGGCTCGCAATACCCTGTAGTAGCTGTGTGGCAGACAATATGTCATTCCAGGCGCTACCTTCTTTAGTTTTTAACTCTTCGTTAATCCTTTTCCCTATCGCGTTGCCTGTTGCTAACGCTTCACCGGCAGCATGGGGGAACGACTCGGCAAACTTGCGTACCAAGTTTGAATAATAACCGGGGTTATCTTTGGGATCAGGAGCCGCTTCCTTTTCTTGTGCAAGCCACTCCGCAAAAGTTCCAGTAACCGTAGTGGGTTCAGTGTCAGGTGGGGGAGCCTGTGATGCTGCTTGTGGCTGCACTGCGCCGAATTTATTAATGAAGTCTTCGGAAGTAAAAACTTTGTCGGGTTCTTCAGGCTCTACAGGGGCTGGTGCCTGTGCTTCATCAGGCGCTACATCTACAGGGGCTGGTGCCGGTACTTCACTTGGGATATCTGGCACAGGTGGTTCAACAGGCAATGCTTGCTCTTTGTCCGGGTCTTGCTCCCCAAACATTTCAATAAACTGTGCGCTCGTAAAGGCCATTATTCAAATTTCTTCCTGTACGATATTGGTAAATACCCGAAAGCCTTTTGAAATGCCATCCCGTCTTCTTCGCTTTTTAGTGCTTGTTTTTCTGCAGCGTTTTCAGCTTTAGGATTTGGCAAGTACGCATAGGGCATACCTGTGTCAGCGTTTATAAGCCGCACAATAAACCCTCTTGGGTCTTGTTCATCTGGAATCTTGGCGTATTTTACACCTTGCAATAACAACTTGTTACCTCTTTGAACAAAAGTCAGACTGGAATATGGATCAGTAACAGCAATAGAGTCAGGGTACTCAACAATGCTACCCTCGGCATTCATTTCCTTACCACCTTTGATCCTGTTGGAAGTCCATTTCTTTTTATCTTTATTAGCCTGATTAACTTTAGCAACAGCAAGTGCGCCTGCACTTCTTTCTTCCTGAACAGCCATTTCTCCCGTACGGTTTTTAACACCTTCAGTTGCAGTTGCTTCAATCTGCACATCTTGCAAGTCTGACCGGCCAGTAATCTCCATCTCGGTACGTTTTCTGTCTTCCGACGCTCGCACTTTGTCACGCTTGATGGCATTGCTGTTGCGTATGTTTTCAAGTCGCTGGGTACGCTGCTCCTCAAGCACATCATCCTCGCGCTTGATCGCTGTCTCAGCGTTCTTTACAATGCCTTCGCCTAGCCCGGCGACTGCACCCCACTTTGCTAGTTTAACCATTGAGTGCCCCCTCGTACTGTTTCTCCAACGCAGACTTTTGATTCTTATCCATGCCAGCGGTGAGCTGTTCAGAGTCCTGCTCATCAACACCAAATATCTGCATCACCCCTTCCCATGTTGCGCCCAGTGCCGCTTGAGACTCATTATCAGTGAATGACATCTCTTCACCAAACTTTGCCTCACCAAGCTCAATGACCCGATCAACCACTTCCTCAGTCATCTGTGCGATGATTGCTTCATCAAAGTCGAGCTTGTCATCAAGCTGGGTAATGAGAAGCATACTGGCTTTAGCGACTGATCCAACTTTTTCTTCAGGGCTTAGTTGCCCGATCAGTGAGTTACTGGCGCTGTCATCCTCGTACATAATCTTGTACAGGGCACCCATTGCACGCTCATACTCTTTCTGCTCGCTGGGGGTAGCGTCTTCCAGCATAGAATCGACATCAGCGCCCCCTATCTGGCCGCTGCCTGCATCTTGGCTCGGTATGTCTATATCGACCTCACCAGCACCAGGAGGTGGCTGTGCGGCCCCAGGCTGCGGCTGTGGGGCACCCGGTGGTGGGCCTCCGGCTTGTGGGGGTGCCACTCCTGGTGCCCCTGCGGGTTGTCCACCTGGCTGTGGCATAGGCTGAGCCTGCGCCTGTGCCGCCTGTACTGCTTGCTGTGCCTGTGCTAACGCACCGTGCTGAGCCATGTGATTATCCTCCTACCGGGGCGTAGTTTGAATTACCGCCGCCATATTGGTACGTGTTGCCGCGATCAGGCTGAGACTCACGCACTGCTCGTGGGGTTTGAGAAGCGCGGCTCAGTAACCCTTGTGGGGTATTAATGTTATAATTGACATTATTGAGCGCGTTAGAGTTTTTCCAATCATAGTCGTAATACCGGCGAATGCGCTCCTCTTCCTTCAGCAACTCTTCCTGCTGCTTGCCCTTTGCATACCCGGAGATCATCTGACCGGCCACTATTCCACCGCCGGTAGACTTGACAAACTCTTTAGCACCAGACGCTGCTTTTGATAACCAGCCTCCGGCATCGGATGCGCCCTTGGTGAGACTTTCAGCACCCACTTGCGGCATCATCCAACCTTCTCCTGCACCAGTGAGTGCTCCTGCGCCACCGCCACTGCCACCCGCCAAACCGGTAAGATCAGGTCCAAGCCCTCGTATTGAATTGGCACCGGCCATAAGCCCTTGGTTAGCCTCTGCTCCCCCTGCAATCATATCAATAGGGGCTGCTGTCACACCTGCTCCACCACCTGCAATAACATCTCCGGCTGCACCAACTTGTTCCGCTGCTGCTACAGCTTGCCCACCGGCTGCGCCTGCTTCAGCGCCAACCCCGAACATGTTTTTAACCGACTTAACCGGAGAGGCCAACGCGCCAACAAAGGCTTTGGCTCCTGCTACAAATTTTGTCAGGAATGAACCGGCAGTGACAGTGTATTGTGCGTATGCTGCATACAGCGCAGCACCGGCAGTGACAACTGCAGCGGCGATCAGTATGACCCTGCCAAACTTTGATCTGAAGAATTTGCCAGCGGCTTTGCCAACTTTTTTAAAGACTTTCTTCACACCTTTAAAGACGCCCTTGACGCCTTTTTTAATTGAACTCCATAGTCCCATGCTACACCTCCTAACTCGTCAGTTCTCTGAACATCTGATATGACCCACCATAACGTTTGAACCCGGTACGCTCTAACAGGAGTAGCACCCTTGGATCAACATCAAAATCGGGCACCACGCCCCATAACCTTATAACTCGACGTAACTGCGCCCAGCCACGAAACTCACGAAGCAGTTTGATACCTTCCCCCGGCGCTCGTGTTGCCCATAAAATAATCTGGCAATTACTGCGCTGCGCCCACAAGTTATTACTTGTAATCGCAAGCAGTGCGCCAACAATCTTTCCGTCTTTTTCAGACACCATTGCAAAGTGCTTTGATGAGCTAACCGCTGTCTGAATACACCGATTGATTTTACCTTCATCGGGCCTGACATTAGGGTAGTTCGCAGTCATATCAATTGCAATTCCAAAGATGGCTGTATGGTCTGTGAATGTCGCTGGTCTAATCATATTAAATACCTAGCATCTGCCTGCCTTTAACTTCACCATACTTCCCTATTGTTTTAAGCTCATAGCTATTCAACTTTGAATAATCTAGCGGAGTTGTTGGTGCTGGTGCTGGTGGTGGTGGTGCCCCTACTGTTGGTGTTGGTGCTGGTGTTCCAGGTGCCCCAGGCGTTCCAGGTGTTCCCTGTGTTGGCGCTAGATTTCCAGGTGATCCAGTTGCTCCTGGTAGCGTGAAGTCACCAAGATCAAGATTGTTAATTGAGTCTATCATTTTAAGCCCTGACTCAAGCATTGTCTTTTGGGTATTAACATAATCTGCAATGCGCTGTTCTCCGATTTGTGGGTTAGCCATTGCCTGCGCAATACCATCAAAATACGATTGAAATAACGTCGCTGCTGTCGTGTTTGATGATATCAGTTGCTGATACTGCCCCTGAATAGTTGCCAAATCCATTGCTTGCGTACCGGCTAGATACTGTTTATTTATCTGAGAATCCAGATCCATTATTTGCTGGTTCATCTTATTGGTCATATCAGCACCGGCAAGACTTTCCCTGAACTGTTGATCAGCGTTAGCAAGGCTCACTTGTGTCTGCAGCTCAGCGAACTGCTGTTGAGCCTGGTTATATGCCTGGGCATTACCTTGGCTTACCGCTGTTTGCATCTGAGCATTGAGCGCCTCAGCCTGGTTTAACTGCTGTGCGTTGAACTTGCTGACATCCGTACCGAGTTGAACATTCAGCGTTTCAATCCGGTTCTGTTGATCGACGTTAAATTGAGAAGTGGCTGTTTGCTGTGCAGCGCTTTGTTGTTCAGCCTGAGCAGCGAAACCTGCTCGTGCTAACTCAGCGGTGTTACCGGCGGCAGCGCCAAACTCAAGGGACCGGTTCTCAGCCGCCTGATTAGTGAGCGACTGCTTTGAATAGGTAGCCGCTTCCTGCTGAGCCAAGGGCATGGCACGATCCACCATTGCACCTTGCGCAGCACCCGCAGCAATGGACGAGTTCTGCAGCCCTCTTTTCGCGGAAGTCAACATACCGGATGTTCTTGCACGCGCCATCAGCGGGCTGTCCTGTGAAGTGATAGTATTCAACCGTTCACTGGCGAGCTGGTTAGCGTCCACTGTGCCCAAGGCGGCGTCGTAACCCTCCGAGGCAACACTGGTAGCCCCAACATCTGTTGCTGTCGCTGCAGGCGCGGCTGTGGCTTGCTGAGCGGTGCCCCCTACCGCTGTTGCATTGCCTGCTACAGCATTCTGTGTTGGCGCAGCCGGTGTCGTTGCCACCACACTAGCAGTGGGCGTTGCCACACCGGGGTTTTGTGCATATAGGTCTTCTAGTAATGGCATATCAATTCACCTTTATTAATCTAATCTAGTTAGTGTCATATAAGCGGCGGCAAATACTACGAGTGACCCGCTTGCGCCTGAACGAGCCATTTGAAGCCTAAACACAGGTGCAGTCCCAACTGTCAGGTTCATAGTGCCTTCAATAACAAGTGAATGGCGGTTTGCTGCATTGGCAGGTGTTAACTGGAAGCCGTTAAGACTGCCTCCGTCCCTGTCTGCATCAGAAAATGTGCCAGCCACTGTATCAATTAGCCTTCCTGCTAACTCTACAGTTGGAGTAGTGCCACTAACTATATTCCAACCAATATTAAAATTCCCAGGCACCCCACCACCAGTGAACTGCACTGTGGCGTGTAGTTTAAACGACCAGTTACTGTTGGCGTCAGGAACAGTTATCTCCATCCCTGATATATCAGTTAGAACTGTGCCAGCCACAGTCTGGTTGGACCCGGTTTTATATGCAGATACTTGCTGGCCATCACTTTCAGTCAACACACGCTCAAAGCCAACACCGGTCAAATCGTTTCTGACTTCAAACCCACCAAGCGCACCAGTTAATGTTCCGGCTGTTCTTACGCCTACTTGATATAACGAGGTTGGGCCATCAGGGTCACCTGCCATTAAATTTCTGCTTGTTCCCCCAGTGTCCCTGCCGACTAACGTGATAAACCCTGCGTTAATTCTGTTATCGATGGCAAGTGTGCTGTTGCCATTGTGCCCAATAAACCCGCGCAGCGTGCCATTTTGATACGCAAACCTCAGATACCTAGTACCTGTATCAGTATTTCCTGTGGAGTATATCGTTGAAGTTCCTGACCCTGACGTTGCAAAGTTAATTACCCCAGCTCTGTACAAGGTTGTATTTCCATCAGGGGCACCAACTAGACAGTTAACAATACTCCCCACTGAGTTCCTGGCATCAACTGATACAATGCCAGAATTAATCTGATTTCTAAAAACTAGCTGGCTTCCAATATGGCCGATGTTCCCAACAAGTGTGCCATCAGCGTACTCAAGCCTTATATATCGATTTGATCCAGAAAGACTATCATCACCCCGCAATGTAACCAGTCCCCCACTAGAGGTGAACCATCTTAGGATGCCAGCGTAATATAGTAGCGTGTTGCCATCTGGATCAAACGCCGCTAGTGTGCGAGTTACTGCCGCTGCACTTCTACCTGATAGAATAACCCGTCCAGAATTTATCTGGTTAAAGAGATATAGATTTGAATCGTTAAGCAGACCCATCTGCCCAACCTCAGTCCCATCGAGTTGGCGTAGCGATATAAACTTTTCATCAGTGCCTAGATTGCCGTCGGCATGAATTTGGAACTCACCCCCAGCGCCCGTACCAGTGCGACGAGCACTCGCATAGTATAGATCGGCAGAACCATCAGGATCACCTATAAACAACGGTCTGCTTGTGCCCCCTGCATCATTCGCGTAAAGCAGGACGTTAGCACCATTTACCAACGTTTCCATCCTTAGATTTCCGCCGGTATCAGCCCCAATGATTTGACGTATCTGAGCGTTTGACCAAGTAAACCTTAAAACGTTTGCAACCGTGTCATTCGTTACTGAGTTTTGAGCACTTAAAAACCCTGCAGCCTGTATCCTGAAAGCAGTAAGCCCGGCAACATTGAAATTAATATTTTCCTGTGTTGCACCACTTGTACGACCTATATTGACTGTGCCACCCAGTGGGTTTATAAATATGTTCCCAACCAAGCCGCTATTAAATTTTGACTGAATAGTGCGTAGGTCAATAGCAATATGCTGACCGAGTGCGGGGTTGGCTGCACCAACATTGAGTGCGTTGCCAACACCAATAAGATCAATTGCACTGGTAGTCGTTAGAACTGCCCCAGGAGATGTTATCCCGGTAGAAGTAGTGGACAGCATTGTAGTGCCCGCATAAGACACATCTACAGGCCCATCAGGATCAACCAGCATCATTACTCGCGGCACACCACCAGCATCATTGGCTTGTAGTCTTATGTCCCCGCCATTTATGCTGTTGCGAATAATGAGCAGGCTTGAACCAAGGTGCCCGAATGCTGCTCTCTCCGTACCGTTCTGGTGGTACATGGTTAGCCAACGGTTCTCAGCATCAGTATTACCATCAGAATAGATGCCCACATTCCCGGTACTACCTGTTGCAAAGCGCCTTGCAAAATTACCCGCCGCATCAGTAGTGTTTAGCGCGATGAATCCACCATAGGCAAGGTTCGACAGCCTGAACTCACCGAGTGTGCCGGTGAAGCCTATCATTGCAGTGTCAAGTGCGTTGGCGTTTCTGTAAATCAGGTTTGCGTTGTAGTCGTATGGCGCACCGGCAGTTGGCGCGACAATACCAGTGCCATCAATAACGCCTGCCGCTGAACTCGCTGCAGCCTTTGCCGCCCAGTGAAGTGACGAGAACGTGGTAGCCCCATCACCGCCGGATACAACCGGTACTGGATCGTTCTCAGCTCTGATCGCCCAGTCTTGTGCAGCGGTAGAGGAAATAGCTGCACTAGACGCGCTACCCGCTGCCAAGCCCTCACTAATGAGCGCCGCCGCTGCACTCGCTGCCGCTGCCGCGCTTGCTGTTACAGCCGCAGCCAGGTAGCTGCGTGAGGGGTTCATCATCTGCCATACTGAGCCGGTAAACCTAAAGGAGTAAAACTCACCGTTGACAAGATCACCAGCCACTAGCGCACTGAGGTCAGTGCCAAGCAGTTGTATCGCGCCAATCCCATCAACATCCATCGTGGGCGCGGCAACACCATCATTCGTGTGCGTTGCCTGGAAGACTACCTCATCACCGGTAAGATTGACGGTGCGGGTATTGGGCATTGTGACATCGTACTCATTAATCGTCGCGCCCTGAACATCTGTGCCCAGTGTGGCAGTACCAAGGCTCATCGATGCAGGATTAGAAGGCAGTAAATCAAAACCAGAATCAACGCCGGTAAACTCAGAATTAACCTGATCAGACCGAACCTTTGTACCCGGTACGAATGGGGTCAGAAAATGATAGTAGTTATTTGACATATTATCTCTGCAGCCTTCTCAAGTCATAATGAATCGTAATTCCTTGGAGTATAAATGGAGCAGTCACCTTCGACTGATTGAAAATAAGGAACCCAATATTCTCGCCGGAGCCACGAAGCTCTGCTCTCGCGGTTGCAATACTTTGCCCATCCCAAAAGAACTCGTCCCAGTTGTCAGTATCCCAAAAACCACCACCTGAAAATATATTAATAACAGGCACATCATTGGTTGTCAGGTCTTCAATACTGCTCGACACTGTAGATGAACCGTAAGTAAGATCGCTGATAAATTTAAGATCAAGCGGCTTGCTAGAATTTAACTCAAGATCAGCACGTCTAAATCGTTTCTTATGTGATGGCGTACCGAGTTGGTTAAAGGCAGTGCGCACATAAGATATGATTTCTGCACCATCAAAGTTGCGCCCTACCTGATCCTCAAAAACAAAGCCAAGGTTAGTGACATCATTGGTTACAAAGTACGTGCGCTCTTTACCAGTCTCGTCATCAGTATTATAAATCTGACTGACAGGGAACGGGTAAGACAGGAACCCGAACTCTGGTGGCTTGTCTCGCTCACCGGCAGGTACATACATTATAAGTGCTGTATTGTCATCAAAATACAATCGGTACTGGTTTGATTCTCTGACAATTGTTGAAGCAGTGAAGCGTGGCCGCTGTGTGATGACAATCGGCTGCACTTTCTGTGAAACCGTTGCGCTCACAAAGTCACCAAAGGCAAAGGTACGAGATGACTTGGTGATACCCAGGTCATCTAGCCCATAGACAGTATCAATGCGCTGTGTTGAGAACAGGCGACCACCTGTTTGCTCACCGATCAACCGCATTTCCCAATCCAGTACATTGGTGCCGTAAAGCCCCCGTGTCTCTCGCACAGATGTCAGCACGAGCACGTTACCGGCGATACTGTTCATACCAGTCAGTTCATCGCCCAGCCCGAACTCTGCAGACCCAAGGAACCCACTAAAGGTTAATGGCTCACCGGGAATAGAATGAACCACTCTGCCACCTGGGTACGCAAGGAATAAATGATTGCGATGCTCCCTGATTAAAAACGGGTTTCCTGGTGGGACAACTTGTAATGGGTCAAACGGGTTACTCGGTAAGAATATCGGGGATACCGTGCCGGTTTCATCAATCTCAAAAGCAAAGTTGTCAACGCCATTCACACCGTATGCTCTGAACGTGCCGCTGCCACCAAAGAAATTGTGGTTGTGGAACTCATACCGCCCACCAGCAGAAAAGGCGAGCGTTACATTGGCACCGTTGGCAGTCGCTATTGGTGTTGCTGCAGGTGATTCCAGCGCTTCACCATTCTGGAAGGGGCCACCCACGATATTAGTGAGCACGAAGTACCCTTCACCGCCGCCATCCCAAGCATTGGACCCACCATTCAGTACAATGCGGTGCAGCGTTGCTGTGGCTCCTGAAGTGCCCCCAGTCAGCGTGGCACCTTCTACTACCGGGATTCCCGCAGCAAGACCCGCAGTAAAGTGGATGTAATCAGCCATGGTCACGCCGGTTGTTGCCCAGCCTGCACTACTGGCTTTATGGAGCACGCCTGCAGTGACACCAAGATTGTCCCGAATGGCATACGAGTCAGCCTTTCTGCGCCATGCCCCTCTCACCTGATTGGCACCGGGCACAACTGCAATATCTGCCCGGTAATTATCCTGTGCTGCTACTATCCAGATGTCTTCGAGCGCTTGAGTCGGCGCAGCCCGTAACGTAGGCAAAGACAGGATAGCCACAGGACTATCATAATCAACCTGAACGTCAAAGCTATCAATCTCAATACGAAGCCCATCTGCCAAATCCCCGCTTTGTAAAAAGGCAGTCTGCTCCAAAGCAACAATCGCTGCGTTGATACTTGCAATCGTTTCCACTGATACTGCCTGTGTGACTGTTCGAGTGACAAACCCGGCACCAGCATCAGCTTCCGTAAAGGTGACTGAGTTGACTTCAGCGCCAACCGTCAACTGCATCCTGTAAGTCGCTGTGTCATCTGTTTCAGGCCCGGTAGATGGTATCGACCCAGGCGGTGAGGCGTACACCACACGCGCTCTTACGCGCAGCGTATAGGCATTAATACTGGTAGCGACACCATCAATATTGTCCAGTGTCCACGTCGCGGAGTTACCAGTGATATCGTTGGTGTTGGTTTCGTTGACAAGCCCAGTCGCGTTATCAACCCCTTCATTAATCAGATTGATATCGTTGGTGGCTAGTATTACACCAACATCATTGGCATTGGCATCCGGGCGCATGTCCTCATCAGCGTTGGTAACAACGGCTGTCAGGTTTTCACCATTGATAAACGTACCGGTTGTTTTGGTGACACCCACAGTGTCGTTACCACTTCTATCCGTGTTCAGGAAGATGCCAATAACAATGCCAGTGGCAGTGGATGTGACACCTGTAAGGGTATCACCGAGCGTGATGTCTTCGGCTGAGTTTACTTCAAAGGCAAGGAAGGTTTGAGCACTGGGGGATGGACGACCATCAAAGCGCTCGAAGCCTGGAACACGACGATAGCCGCCGTTGTACCAAGGTTCATAGTTGACCATTGCAAGCGCCTTCCCAGGTTTTATGGAGAGCGCAGGCGTGACTACATCAAGTCCACCACCCAATGGGAAGTAACTTGTCTTCGTTCTACTTCTACCGAGCTTGCGTGGCATATTTTATTCCGCGATAACTTCAAATCCACCACCTTTTCTCGGAGCGTATCGCGTGTTCTTTTGATCCGGCAATTGGTGGCTTTCCAATCGGGCCAGTATCTCAATGTAATCTTTTTCGCCTTGTTCAATAATTTCAACGGCGTTTTCATAATTACCATAAAGAATTAAAGCCCGACCCGTTATAATTTTGTGAAATCTCACAGGTATTGCAGAGATATCACTGTTTGCCGCCAACAGGGTAGGCTCAACATAGTAATCAGCCGTGATTGCGTATACCTGATCAGGTACAGGCTCAAACTTCAGGCTGCTATCCGGCATTATGATCACACGCGAAGGCATTGCTTGCGTGGTATCTAACACCTCAGTTTTTATATCCTCGTACTCAACCACATCCAGGGGGTCACCATCTATCTTGAAGGTATCAAAGTCCCACCAACTGTGATCTGTTGGCGCTACAAGTGTTGCAACGCCCATGCCGGTTGACTGCGCATACTGTTTGTACAGGAACTTCCAGTTAAACCACAGGTTCTGAATATGGTTGTCAGCGTCAATCACCCAGTTTACTAACCGGTCAGCTTCACCAGACAGGCCGGTAACGGCAGTGGGCGCAACACCCGCTGCACCAGCTTCCCGGTGTAAATCCTGAACCAGTTTTAAAAATGTACTCATACTGCATGTTCCTCAGCCGCTGCAGCCGCTGCGTTTTCACGACGCGCCTCAGCAATTTCTTTTGGAACAACAGGTGTAACGCCCATGCCAGCACTATTCAATTTCGCTGCAGCGTTAGCAAGGACATCCCCGGAAACTATTCTTGGATTGGGTATCGCCTTGCTATTTATTTTTGCGGCAACGAGATTAGCTACTTCAGCATCCGGCTCTCTATGCGCGTCTGCGTAACCTTTGGTTTTACCAATGGCCACATAAGCTGCGTTATAGATCACACCATCCTGAATGTATTTTATCCCGCTACCAATTCCACGTTCTTTTATGAAATCACGAGTAGGGTCAAACTGCATTTTACTGTTCTCCTGATATTTGGGTTGTATCCCCGTCCAGGTCGGCTTCAAGTTTTGCCAACTCAGCCGCCTCAGCCGCTTCCTTCTCAGCAATCTCTGCCGCTTCAGCCGCTTCCAGTTCAGCAAGCTCTGCCGCCTCAGCCGCTTCCATTTCAATTAGCTCAGCCGCTTCAGCCGCCTCAGCCTCTTCAGCCGCTTCAATTTCAGCAGCTTCCTGTTCAGCAGCTTCAGCCACTTCATTTTCTTTCGCCTGCTTTGCTCTGCAACCGGCATCATACTTTTTGTATTCACTGGCTGTCATGACGGTACTGCCACCAACACCCTCACCACGAACTGTGACTGTGCTCTCTGGCACAGGTGCCAGGCGCTCTACAGGCTGCGTTGGTTTTTCCGGCACATCAATATGATCGTCGGTCACTTCCAGTGTTGGATTACCCTTGTCATCGAGGCCGCGTTGTATGTTCTCTGCCATATCCTTCCCCTTAGTTTTCGTACCGGTGAGGGTAGTCGTACTTGTCAACACCTACCGGCGCTCGGTTGGTATCACTCTGTTCGGCACTGCGCGGAGCACCAACAACTACCTGTGATGTGTTCTCAAAAGTAGTATCAATGCGTTTCTGACCGCTACAGCCATCCATTAAATCTGCACCTGCTTCAAACCGCTGTTCAAGTGTTGGCGGCATAGGCATCATCTGATCAGAATCAAACTCACTGATCCCTAATCGATCATCCTGATAGTCAACCACGCCTGCTCTAAGTGTCGTTGGCTCAGGTGACTCTTTAATCTCTTTCTTCGCCATAATCGTTCTCCTGAAATACCGGGGGATTGCTCCCCCGATATAATTTACAAGAAACTGATCCTTACTGGATCGACATCTTGTTGCCTTTCGACGTAACGCTAATCGCGTCATCCTGGTATGGTTGGGGACGGCCCTTTACATTACCAGTGATGGGATCACGCATATTGTCATACATTGGAAAGTCAGGATTTTCAGAGTCAAACCCTGAACATGCACTGAGTCCTTCCTGAATTCCCACGGCATCTTTCTCCATGTGGGAACCCCGTACTGTTGACGACTTGGCACTTGGGGGGTTATAGGCTTCATTAGCCCCCTCACCACCGTAGCCGCTATTTTTTGAAATGTCTGTTGCCATGATATTTTCTCCTTACCACCATGCAACGATGACACGCAGATCACCAGCGCCAGCACCAGCGGCACCGTCAGTGATGAATAGTGTGTCAACATCAGCAGCTATATCCGCACCTGCGTCCAACGTGCCAGTAACCCCGGCACCACCAGTAGGCGGTGCAACGCGATCACCAATTGCTGAAGCCGTAAACGGCACAGCAAAGTTAGCAAGTTGAGCTTCAGGTGTCCCTGAAGGACCGATATCAAGAATGGCATCTGCCACTGTCACTGCAGTAGTAATTACTACCATGACATCCTCGACACGACCTGTTTTCCCTACCGGACCACGAATGGTCAGCATCGTTGCAGCGGCTGAAAGAACAGCAGCGGCAGCGTCATGCTGTGTACGGAGGGCATTATCATAAAATTGTCCTGACATAATATACCTCCTTTACTCGGTAGAGTCCCATTTGAGAATACGAGCTTGAGCAGCGCCAGTGTGAACCAGCCCATAACCCAACTCCGCGTACCATGCAATACCCCTTGACCGACCAAAATCGGTTGGGATTTTGCCCCGAATTTCTTCAGGAATGGCAAACGCCTCGACCACTGTATCCGCTCCGAAGAAAAAGATACTGTCGCTGTTCGCCCATCCCTCACTAGGGATGTTCGTCTGCTCGGTGTATCTGATACCTTCGTACCGGCCCTTTTCGCCATTCATGATGACGTGCCAGCCTTCGCTCACATACTGGTGAATCTGTTCAAGATTGTTCTTGAACGCACGCAGTGTGGTGGGACGTGCAACAGCGACGTAGTTATTACCATCAAATGTCGGTATGTCCCGCTCTGCCATTTCATCGGCAATGAGCTTGGCATGTGTGTTGTTGAACTCCTGGGCAGGCGCACCTGAAGGCACACCATTGGTGGTTACTGAGATGGTAGCTGCAGCATTACCCACAACACGAATAGGCGTCAATTCAAACTGCGCATTTGCAGCAGCATCGAGTGCCTTACGTGCGTCATTCTTCATGACCTTGTGAATAATTTCAGTAACCGGATGCTCAGACAGATCATCCAACTTCTTGGTATACGGAACGCTATTACCGTACTCGGTAATAGTTAGCGACGCTTGAGTAATGACGTAGTTTGTCTCTGGCATAATCGCCGTTTCAACAAGCTGTCCACCCTGTGTCGTCACATCGCTGTAAACATTCCAATTGAAAATTTCACCCTTCCCCAGTCCAAATGCTTCACGGGCATCGCAAAACTGACGGAAGCGCACCATCGGCTGTAAAGCCGTTCGCAGTTTACGACTCAAGTTAGGTGCCCACATAAAGCCACCCAATGAGTCCGTCTGCCATACTTGACCAGCCATAAGCTATGTCTCCTATGCTTCCAGTGAAAATATAGTTAGCCCGGTTGTCCTCTTGACGCACGAATTTCAGCCAAAACAGCTTGCGGAGTCTCCTGTGGAGTCACTTCAACACTGTTATCATGTCTGACACCCGACGGTCTTGGGATCGGTACTAACCCCTCTTTATTTGCCTGACGATTTGCGTTGGGATCAGCATTGATCGATGGGTCTATTGATGGAAGTGGCTTAACCTCACCACCCTTCATCTCAACTAACCAATCACGTGTACGTTTCCCGGCCTCGGCCATGACTTGAGATGGCGACCACGAAGGGTACTCATCTGCAATATCATCTGTCATGCCGTCTGCCATTCTAAAAAGGTTCGTATCAGCCATAATTTCAGGGTAGACTTCTTGGAATGTATTAAATCCCTTGACTTCATCCTTTTTCTTATCCGCTTCAGAAACTTGTTGAACGGCTATGCCCGCTGCTTCGGTTGCAATTGCGTTGATGTCGATAACTGGCGCAGCCGGTGGTGTGGGTGTGCGCGTATTCGCTGTCTGTGCCAACGCATTTGCCAATTTCTCAGCAGCTTGTTCTTCTGTCCCACTAAACAACGTGGAGACAATATCCTTTGCCTGTGGCAAAAGAGTTACTGGATCAACGTCTGCAACTGGGGTCACAGATGGTTGATCTTCACTACCTCCAAAGCGTGCAATCCTCGCTTCCAGCGCTTGCTCGTTAGCATGTAGCTGGTCTTCGCGGTCATTAAGCGCTTTGGTTGTATTCCTGGCCTGTTGCAACTCAATTTCTGCAGCAACATGCTTTTGTACTTGAGCACGAGCACGCTCCAACGGCAATAACCTGTCTTGCCCGTTGACCTTGATCGCCATGTGTGGCTGACCCTCGTGCATCACAATATAGTCTTTCAGTGGATCGTTCTGTAGTTCAGTTGGCACTGCATTGGGATCAGGTACAGGATCATTCATGGGCTGCACATCACCAGCACCATCAACAGGCGCGTTCTGTGTTTCACCCAGTGCTGTTGCTGCCGCGTTAATAGTCGCTGCCGCTGCCGCTGTTGCCGCTGCGTTTTCCTGACCGGGTGCTGCCACATTAGCTGCAGCCTGTGCAGCATCCATCGCTTCCTGGTTGGCTTTCAACCCAGGGTCTTCGGCCATCGCGTCTTCCAAATCCTGACGACGCTTGGCTTCAAACTTATCTGACATACTCTCAAGATCAACGTCACGCTGCAGACGAGTCTCACCGTCTTCGCCTTCAACTACTGGTGGTCGTTGTCCGGGGTCATTTGCCAGATTGCCCGATACGCCCGGTTGGGTAGCATCATTAAAAGCCATTATGTTTACCTCTCTTCATTTCCGATTTCATTTAACTGCCTGGTAGCAGCATCCCCGTTTATGATGGCATCAGCACACCACTTCAAAAAGTTTTGTGCTGCACATCCTTCAATCTTCAATCGGGCGTACTCAGCACGCCCTTCATTAGTGTATGGGTCAAGATCAAACAGCTCTTCTTTAGCTGCTTCAAAATCCATTCGCGCCCGCCCGTGCAGGTACTGACCAACTTCTGAGCAAAGAAACGCTCTCACCTGCTCGCCGAGATTACCTTCCATAAAGTACCGGCGCTCAGCATCGTTGATAAACTCAACGTTGGAATAATCCTGCAATGTATTAGCCATTGCGTATCAGCTCCAAATTCGGTGTGCCGTCTTCACCAATGGTGATGTCATAGTAGCGGAACAGATCAAAGTACGGCTCCGGGTTGGCAATCGCACTCAACGCAAACTTCCGATTAATTTCATGCCATGACTCCCACCCGGTCTGTACACGCTCTGTCTCACCGGTTGGTTCCAGATACTCGCGTGCTGGTTCCGCTTCGTTGCCGTTATCATCAATGACAGCAGGAATTACCTTTGTCACTCTGACTGGCTTTTGAGTCCATAGTGGCCGAACCCCTAAGCACCCACCTTTACTTTCACCCATCGATCACCTCCTATATGCCTGAGCCGGTCTGACGCTTCAGCGCCAACTCATGCACTTTGTTTGTTTCACGGAGCGCCGCGACATCGCGCAACGCTTTCACTTTCTCTTTCTCCATGCCCAGCTTCTGATAAAGCGTTTCCAGCGTCATCTCTTTATCCATCGCCAGTTTAGCGAAGCCCAGTTGGGCCGTCATCGCCATGTCCTCCTGCTCACGGGTATGGCGGGCTGCATTATCTTCACGCCGAATCTGCAACTCTTCTTTCTTGACCATAATCTCCGGCGGCGTCTGGTCCCCAGCATCTTCAGTGGCCTTGGCAAACTCATCGTCGGTCATAAAGAAGCGGTTGCCGTCACGATATCCAAGCGTTGCAAATATTTCGTTAGACAGCGCAGGAGCCTTCATGCGGTCTGCCATGCCTGGGAGGGTCATCGCCTTCTCAATGGCATACAGCAGGCGCTCCACGCGCTTCACTGGGTCTGTCATGCCAATACCGATGTCTACACGCACTGTCAGGTTTTGCTGCAACAGGGTGTCTGTGACTTGATCAATGCCATAACGCTGCCACAGCTTGGATTGCTTGGCTGCAATCGACAAAATGACCTCATCTGTCTCGTAATACTGGATCATCTTGACAAATTGGCGCAGGGTCGGCTCGGCCCATGTCTCCATGAATATCCGAATGCCGTAATCCCCAATTGATCCAGCGTCCTGCTTCATGGCGTTCATGCCACGCGCAGTATTACTGGCATTACCGTTCTGTTGCATCGACCCTTGCGAGAAAAGACCGGTCAGTTCATCGGCTTCAGCGGTCAAACGGTCCTGTTCCTGATAACTTGAGCCGGTCACATCGCGGGTGTCGACGGTTTTCACGTCTTTATCCGGGTCATTCATCATTACACCGCCACCGGGCACGTTTCTGACCAGTGAATCCAGGTCGACTTGTGACCCTCTGCGCACGTAATAACGCTTATTTAGCACCAATTTCACGTTATCCAGGCGCTGATTGGCTACTGTGTTGATTTCCTCCTGCAACCCCGACATCTGCTCATTATCACCAGCAGGGTAGTTGCGATGGGTTTCAACCGTCGAAAAACCGATGGTAAAGGGGCGTTCACCCCGTTTCAGGTGCGGATATGCCTTGACCAAAGGCACCGGATCAGTCAATAACAGCTCAGTGCCCATCGTCCAGAACACATAATCCTCGCCATTAATCTTGACGATGTTCATGTGTGCCCACAGCATGGTGTAATCGTTGCCATGCTGCTCATCAGCGGGGTCAATCCGCTGTCTGCCCTCACGCGCTTGGCGTGTACGGTCATAATTCTTGCGCCGGGTAGCCAATAGTGACCCCAAATCATGGACTTTCCACGTCGGCTGACCGGTCTTGGGGTCGTTGTTCTGCATCCGTTCCAGTGCTTCACCGGCATACACGGGCATCATGTAGAGTAGGTAGGGTGATGTGCTGATCGGGTCACGCCAATCGCACATGGGGTCAAATCTGAAGTTCTCCGGGGCCACATTGTCACAAACCATCGTGTCAGATCGCACAATGGGCACCGCACGCCCCATGGCTTGACCGGTATCGTTGGTCATGAGTGAGCCATCACCATTAAATTCAGGCACATAGTCCGTATCAGCGATGTAGCTCCAATAATTGTGTGAAATGCACAGCCCGTAGTTCTTGGTGTCCTGATAGGCACCAATAGCGGTCTGGAACCATGGCATCTGGCTATCCAGTCGGTACTGCAGCACGTTCTTGTTGATTTCTGCAGAGATAACCTGCACCTCATCGGACGCATCTACCGGCGTCAGATTGAGATAGTCCTGTGAAGAGAACATCGCTACCGCAAGGGCCGACTCACTCTTCTTGATCATGCTGCGGGTCTTGGGCCGGAACACTCTTGATCGTTTGAAGTTTTTGGTACGCAATTTGCTACCGGGGGCGTGCTCATTATTGAAATGAGCGAGGCTGACTTCCCAGGTATTGGTGATGTTGGCGTCGAGATAGTCCGTCGAGGTGGTGTATATCTCGTGCGCTTTCATGATCAGCCAGGCGGGAGACTTCAAAAAAGCCCCTTCTATACTTTGTTTGGCTTGCGTATTAACGCTGTCCATCGTTGTAGCCGAGGCATCACCACCGGGCACTTCACCGGGAGCAATATCTTGCGGTCCACGAGTATAAAGGGGTGATTCTTTCCCAGGAACACGCCCAGGTGTACTGGGTGAGGTGGGATGGTTGGGTTGCCCCAGGAACTGTTTGTTCTGTGTGAACTCTGCCTGCACGCCGGTCATCTGGCGAGCTGGGCCTTCCGGTCTGAACTCCGGGTTCTGATTACCTTGTGCTTGTTGCGCTGGCATATCTCAATCTCGCGCCGGTTTGACGTTTATGGGCACCGGGTCTGCACTACCGTCTTTGACTATTACATCGTCTTTATGATTCCTCGGTAACGTTTCCAAGATGTCGGCATCAAATCGTCGAGCACGTGAGATATCGTGGCGCTCAAGGATTTCTCCTGCGGCGAGTATAGCACGTCGCTGCAGTTCTTCAACATTTCGCAAGTGCATCGATATGTGGTAGCCCTTATTGTAGGACACAGAATTGCATGAAACCACCATCATCTGTGCCGGACAGTCTACTTTTACCCCCCACTGCCGGTTGGGATAGTGCTGCACGAGTGATGCACCAATCTGCTTGGCGATCCACATTTCCAGCTTGCCAAACTTGACATCATCAGTCTCAAGGATGTTGATTTCATTGTGGTCTGCCGTAATCTCCCGGCCAAACTGACCGGCGGCGTTGGGCATAATGATCGCTCTTGGACTATTCACAGCTTCCCCCACTTCAAGTCACACATCAGGTTCACATGCGCGTTGCACGTCCCACAAAGCATCGGCTGTCCCCGGTCAGGTCTTCGGCCATCGGGGAACTTGGCCCGTGTCGCCGTCGGCATCTCACCACTCGCCTGATCCAGCATGTGCGTGTAGTAAAACGCCACCTTTTGGCAACCCAGTGGCCCAATATGATACACGGCCACCATACTCTCAATGCCGGGCAGCTTACCCCCTTCTACACCGGGGGGCAATATAATCGCACTCTCGTCCCGGTGCAGCACTTCCTCAGCCATCACCTTCTGCTCAGGCGTCAGACCCTTTGGCAGCTCGACGTTCAATGCTTGGCCCCGTGAAATACCAGTGGCTTGGGCCAGGGTGAGCCGTCCCTGTCAAAGCGCTCAACAATCGGCTTACAGCAGGCACACAGTCCATCAGGGTCCAGAAAGTGCCCCGGCTCCACCGGTAGCACGTACCACGCCCTCTCTCCCTCAACCATGTCCCACTCCATGCTATCTGCCCCTGTTATGCCGATTGTGAATCCGGTTATACATCTGCGTGGTGTTGCGTGGGCACTGCTCAAGCCTGACTTCCTTGATGAGCCGCCTCAGCACTGCGCTCGGTATGGCCTCCACATTAATGACATGGGCGTTTGCGACTTTACTCATGCTGCCTCCATGTCCCCTTCACCACCCGGCTCAAAATTATCTACCGGCTCAAATGAGTTCATATTAACCTCACCCACAAACTCTGCAAAGCTCACCGCAATGGCCTCTGCCTCGTCCGGCGAGTTCAGCCCGCGCTTCTTCATGTCCTGTTTACGCTCAAGGCGCATCTGCTCCTTGTCATTAAACCCGTACTCAATACCAATCAGCGCCACCCGCAAGTCCGGGTCGTTGGGCAGGTCGGCACCTGCTTTTATCCAGGCACGCATCCTGTCCCACATCTCAATGCGCTTGTTATAGTAGGTCACTTCATCTGTTGCCTTTTGACTGGCGATCACTTCAAACACATCGTGGTTCAACTGGTGCAGCCGATCAACCACCCCGGCCCCCACACCAATGCCATCCACAAACACAGCCGCTGGTCGGTACTCACGGATGATCTTGACGACCTCGCTCACCACTTCCATGGTGCTCTTCTCCATGAACTTCCGTATCTCCAACATCTTACGACCCTGGCGCACGATGATCACGGTCTTGTCGTCCCCGTAGCGTGCCACATCGACCCCGACAATGATCGGCATCAAATAGTAGTTCTCATACGGTGCCTCCCAGTACATGCAGCGATCCACCGCTTCACTCGATATAAACTGCATGGAACCAATGCGGGGAAACTGCCCCTTGATCCTGACCCTCACAAAATCCGAGTCCTCCCCGTACTCCGCAACCTGGGCAGCAATCTCGGTCTTGTTGGTCATCTTACAAGTGCGCGAATCAATCTGGTGGGTCACCCAGCGTGCATCGTTGGCAAACACATTCCGAAACTTACCGGTGTTCTTCGTTGGGTTCCCGAACAAGAACCACATCGCCCTGGGATCAGTCATCGCGCCCTCGGACACCTCATAAATCTTGTCCGGTATGCCGCTCCCCTCATCATAAATTATCAAAGAGTGCGTGCCATGCAGCCCGGCAAATGCCTCCGAGTTGTGCTCGGTATTAGGCGTTGCCGCGACGAACCATGTCTCAGGGTGCTCGATATGAAAAAACTTGGTGGCGGTCCACTTGAACCAGTGTGCATTAATGGCCCGCTTGTGCCACAGCGCCAACTCGCGCCAGGTCTTGGTGTTCAACTGGGTCGTTGTATTAGCCGTCACCACCCCGTTCAAATGGGGCCGGGTGCTCATGGCCCACAGGATGATCCACGCCACCTCCGCACTCTTACCGATCCCGTGCCCGCTTGCGATGGCCTCTCTGATCGTTCCCTCCGGGTCACGCTTGACACACTCAGCTACCCGGAGCATCTGTTCGGCCTGCCACGTATCAGGCCCATCCATGTCCTCTAACTGCCCCACCCCCCACTCAAACGCGTAGTAGACAAACCCCAGGAAGTCATCATAAAACTGCGCCATGTCATCGAGGAGGTTCTGCTCGAACTCAGTCTGGTCAATCGACTTGGACGTAGCACGAGCCATCGGGTCAGTGGGTACTCTTGGTGGGTGGCAGATCAGTAATGGTCTTGTCTACCACGTTGCCTGGCGTGCCAGTGCCCAGCTTCTTGCGCTGCTTGTGGGCCTTCTCCATGCGCTGACGCGCCGCTGTCAACTGGTCGGCATGATTGACCACCATGCTCCCTTCAATGTCCTGCTTGATCCGATCCCCGAAGCGTTGATGATGAAGCCGCGCCATGATCCAGCGCCGCGAATCAACCCGCAGCTTACTGCGCTGAATGTTGTCAAAGTTCACCGCCTCGTACTCAGTCCCATTCCGGCTCTCTTTAATGTAGGTATCATTGCGCCCGTCATCAGCAATATCAATCGTGTCATCAGCCCACGCCTCAGCCTGCATCTCCCGCGCCTCGTCATACAACTTCCTGATCTGCGGGTCTTTCAACAGTATTCGATACAGCCCAACCATCTCCACATTGTCCAGAAACAACAGCTCACCGGCCTGCTTCATGGTCTTGCCCATCGCGATCAACACCAGTATCTCTTCAATCTGCTCCAACGGCCAGTTGCGTCTGAGCCATATCTGATCAGCACGGCGAACCTGTTCAACTGCCGTCACATGCGATATCAAATAAGCATCATAGGTGTACTTGGTTATTTGCAGCGCTTCCAGTGCAACGGCACGCTTGGTGCCCTTGGTGGTCATCAATATAAACTCGTCCCAAGTTTCCTTACCGAGTTTCTTCAGCTCTTTGGGGGGTCTACCGAGGCGCTTTGTAATTGTCTCTACAGTCTTCTTCCGAGCACCACCCACGCGTTTTTTAGTGGCCATTTACAGCCCCTTGAATGGATTGTGTTTGGGCCGTTCTACAAACACTCTGCGTGAAAACTGATAGACCGGGTAAGGCTGTTCCGTACCGGCCACTGCTTGAGCAACCGATCTACCGCTCAGCCGCTTCACCCTTGGCTTGCGCTGTGGAACTGGAAAACCGTTGTCTGCCATAACACCATCTCCTGGTTGTTTGATGTTTTGAGCGTCGCAAATTACTGTGTACAAGTCAAATTTCAGTGGCTGTGGATAATAAAAAATTTTTGTCAGATTTGCTGTGGATAGCATAAAAATTTTTTATCAGATATATATGATGACTTCCCTTCAGGGATCGGGAATTCTGTAGCTCCGAGAGATAGGGTGGATCAGATAGGCTCGGCCCTTGCTCCCCCCGATATCTGTTCCCAGCCTGACACGATTGTATGAGACTCTTTTCATCTCGAATGACCAGGAATTTCCAGCCAGCCCGCGCCCTGGTAGTGCTTCCAAAATTTACAGCCGCGCACTAACACGATATCCGGGGGGAATTTGTACCGGGGGGAGGGTATAACCAGCAATCGGGGAGCGTGTTATTATAAGGTGTACGCATACACGCACGCGTAACTTGCTGTATTACCTATAGAATATTAACATTCATCACATAAATCATACAGAAAATATGGAAGGGGGCAAAAAAGTGTCGACTTTTTCATAGGTAAATAAGTGTAAGATAATGCACAAAAGTGTTGAAAAGTGTATACTGCCTGTGTTACTCTCAAAACTCACAGCACAACACAGGAAGTATATCAATGCACTATTCTATATATCCCCTTATAACAGGCTTAGCCGCTTACGTGCTAATCAAGGCTATTGTTATTGTATTCAAAACGTTACAACACAGGGGTACGTCATGACTACAGACTATCAAATAGAAATTGAAAGCATAGCTGAAGGAGTAGCAAACACGGCCATGCAAAAAGCAAATAACAATCTATTTATGGCGGGGGCATATTCTACCGCAATAATCCATAAATTTATCAGCGATCATAATTGGTTGTACGCGTACGAATTTGACGACGGCACAATTGGAAGAATCGACTATTATGCTATGTTTTCAGACATAAAAAGCCTTGTTCCTGAATACTTACGCACTAGCGAAACATCATTACAATTCTAAAGGAGCAATCACCATGGGATTCTTTTCATTTACTACAGCCGATACACAGGAACCAATACGAAACAAGCATACCGGGGAAAGCAAGCCGGTATATCTTATACAGCCGAAAGGTGCGCCGATATGTGAACCTGCCTATGATGGCTACGGCATATTCGGCGGGGTAGATATTTATGTCTGGATAGCAGAGCAAAACTCCCCGTACAGCGAAGATACAACCAATATGACAGAGGAAGAAAAACGCGACTGGGGTATAAAACTATTTTGGTCGGGGGACATGGAAATTTTACCAAAGCTATCATTTAATAAAGATGCAAAATACGATGATGATGAGTTATTTCAATCATTGCATGACCCTGATCAGGGGTATTTCTAAACACAACACAACACAGGAGTATTAACCATGACAATTGAAAACTTTGACAAGCGGACAGCAAACAGAATCGGCGATGATACAATGGAGTTATTAACACAGTTGGCGCTTGAGCACGGTATTACTATCACGCGTAAGTCTGGGAGCTATGGTGACAGTCATTATAAAATGACCATAGAATTTCAGACCAAGGGAAAAACCGGGCTGGGGAGACATGGCGACGACTTCAAACTGTATGCAGCAAGCTATCAATTGAACCCTGAATGGCTGGGAAAAATTGTTAAAATGAATAACAAGGTATTTACCATTATTGGTCTTGATACCGCAAAGCCTAAAAACTGCATTATGCTGGAAGATACGCGCAAACATGGCTATAAATGCTCAGCACAAGCCATTATATCTCACATGGGCCGCTAGAGTTTTAAATGATAGCCTTGTGCAAGGGGGCTATTGTATTAAAACACAGCACAACACAGGAGCGCTAAACATGGAACAATTGACACCATTACAAATAGCAGACAAAGCCGATCACCTTAACGGCAACGCACACATTGCCTGCATTAACAGGCTTTACCGTGAACAGGATGAAAGCCACCTATACCCCATCAATGGTAAATTTAATGTGACTGAACGCGCAATCAGACAGGCAAGTGATATCCGTCGCCAAACTGAAGCAACGGCGGGTATTGAATATTGCTACATGCTGGACAGCCTGATAACTGAAATTGTTAATAGCGAGATATAAAAATGAAAGCTGATGAAATAGTAATGTTTATTATTTTTGCGACATACTCGCTAGGCTTTGCTTATTTAATGGGGACAATTTAACCAGTGAAAATATTAATAGGTTGTGAACATAGCGGAATTGTCCGCGATGCCTTTAGACTGACTGGCCATAAATCTTGGTCATGCGATTTGCTTTTTAACAATTCAAAATATCATATTGTTGATGATGTTCTATCAGTAATGATTCGTCATGAATGGGATATGCTGATCATCCATCCACCCTGTACATACCTATGTAGTAGCGGGTTACACTGGAATGGTCGCACCCCAGGACGAAAAGAAAAAACAGAAAAAGCGCTGCAATTTGTCCATGATATAATTCGTCTTTCCAGCCATATTCCAAAAGTCTGCATTGAAAATCCGGTAGGCTGTATCGGTACGCGAATCAGAAAAGCCGACCAGTATATACAGCCCTATCAGTTTGGACACAATGCAAGCAAGCGAACCGGGCTATGGTTGAAGGGTTTGCCAAACTTAAAACCAACTGAAGAAATACCCCCGCGAGTAGTCAATGGCTTACCGCGTTGGGAGAATCAGACAGATAGCGGACAGAACAAGCTAGGCCCATCGGCTGACCGATGGAAGCTACGAAGCGAGACATATTCGGGCATAGCGTTGGCGATGGCCGACCAGTGGGGGTAGTTCTACCTTACTGGCTGCAATTTTTTAAAACACAACACACAACACAGGAGTATTAACCATGAAATACTATAGCGGCGATTGGTCAAACGAATTAAAAAAGTTAATTACGGAATCACAAAGTGAAGCCTATACCATGACAATGGTGGGAGAGGACATCGACACAATAATGATGGCTGTCAATCAAGGAATTGATGGGCACCTGGAAGCCTGTTACGTTCCAGAAAGAGGTGACAGTTATACCCATGATGATTCGCTATGGGTAAACCGATTAAACTGTATCATATCGATGGAATCGCTGACCGTGTTAGTTCGGCGACTACTGGAACGCGACGACGATAGCGCGGCGCAATTCCTGGCTTATGATATTTGCAACACACTTGATATAGAATTAAGCTAGTCCGTCAACAATCCATTGCAGTTATCAAATAAATCTGATAAAATTACCATCCACAACACAACACAAGGAAAAACAATCATGCAATCATACCCAATATGGAACGTTATCAATTCCTGCATATATAAAACCGGAAAATCTTATGGTGCGAAAGATACAGCCGATGTTACTGTGAGAGTCGGCACAAGCGCTAAAAACTCAGAGGTATTAGTGGAACACACAACCACACGCCGAACTGATGGCGCTTACACTGTCTTCACGTTCGGCGTTGACACTGGCAACGGTCTGCAAATCATCGCACGCAAATGGATGCACACAAAAACCCGCGAATGGCATACCCAGGAACCGACCGACCTCAAAAAAGCCGCTTAGTCTACTGATGATCGCGTAAGCGTGAAACAATGCCCCACTGATGGGCATTGTATAGACTTAAACCACAACACAGAGGTATTAACATGGAATCCACAATACAAGACGCACACCAGGCAATCAACACGCTTAAACCTTTTATCAGCAAGCGCCAACTGGCTGCAATTACTTCCACCTTTCACGGCGAAGAAAAACAATATTTTTTTGACAAGGTGGTAAAGCTGGCCGCGCTCATTGCCGACATGCCGAAAACCTGCCAACAAGATGGCAAGGGCGACGCTGCCATTGTACACCTGCATTATTTTAATGGTGGTATGGACTGGTACATACTGGAAAAAGATGCAGGATCAGACGACGATCACCCATTAGACAAAGACAAACAGTTCCAGGCTTTCGGGTTTGCTAATCTTGGCCATGGTGGGGAGCTGGGGTATATCTCAATTGATGAACTGATAGAACACAGCATAGAAATTGACCTGTATTTTGAACCCAAAACACTAAGAGAAATAAAAGCCGCTTAGTCTACTGATGATCGCGTAAGCGTGAAACAATGCCCCACTGATGGGCATTGTATAGACTTAAACCACAACACAAGCGGGGTTTGAAACATGACATACATAAATTATAAATACCAGGGTGTCACGGAAACAATTGACGAATATAGAACCCGCCAGGAAGCGGCTAAAATGTTAAATGAATACAGGCAGGCATACCTTGACGGCGAATTATGGTTATCAACACGATGCTGCAAAGACTGGAACAACTAACACGGGGGGTAATCAAATGTCAGGGGTAGAAACATACTCACTGCTAGTATTTGCCTTTATAATACTGGCATTCGCGCTACAGGATTAATCCACTGATGAGGGCACACAGCCCGAAACAGTACCCCCGATGGCTTGTGTTGTGACTGGCTGTAAACATTGGGGGCGCTGTCTGGATTTACACAACACAGGAAACGCACACCATGACCACAAGCAAATATACCCGCTTTAAAGCAACACGCGCCCATCTTCCACACTTGACCGCTTGCGCTGTACTATCTTTGATTCGTCAAAAACACAAGGCGGTTACCTCCCATAAACCTGCCAGTGTCTACAATCCACAAATTGAAGACACTAAAAAGCGATGGATTGAAAGCACTGAAAAATCGGGGCTGCGCTTTGTCAAGTACGCCGATGAAATTATACGGCTTGGACACAAGGGCTGGTATAACCGCAATGATTCCGGTAACGCTGACACCTACCGGGGTGCTGTGTGGCAACTACCAGCACGCAAGGGATGCCCGGTATACGTTATCGGATACTGTGACACGTGGTCAGGCACGGAAAGCGCTGCACTTATTGACTTTGATTATGTGCTGGGAGAAAAAGGTGGCACAGACACCACTGGCATTGATGAAGGCTTGCACCTAGCGGCAGTACAGGCCGATGGCCGGGCACAATTCGACGCCGAAAAAGAATGTGAATACACCATGAAAGAGGACGCAAAAACTCGCGCCGCTGAATTGCGGGAAGAGGCAACTAAAAAAAGCGACGCGCTAAGTGCCACCATCCTTAAAGTAAATATAGAAATTCAGAAACTGCACGATGAGGCACAAGGCTATATTGATGAACCATGGACACTCAGAGACTGTTTCTAACCCTGGCACACTCAATTCGTCAGCAACACAAAGAGGCACACACCATGACAATCAAATCAAAAGACTTTAAAATTACTGTACACAAATCGGATACGGATGGCATATTGGAAATTAATATAATGACTCCTGCCTGCTTGCATGAAGACCCGGCGGGGCCAATATGCCGTATCATCCTGAATAGCGATTCTGAAAACCCTATCTACGACAACACAGGGAACTGCTAGACATGAAACTCCCAATAGAAAAAGCGCTGGTCATTAATACCTGCCATATCACGCGAGTCGATAACGACTATCTTAAAGACACAACAGAACAAAGTTTTGATCTGTGCCGTGTCGTCAATTTTGAATACGGCTTCATTATCTTCCTGACGGCAGAAATGACACCTGACATTGTTGCTCCTGCCTGCAATGGGGCGGGGTTTAGTAACGGATTTATCTCACTGATAGACCTGGCTGTAAAATACGGCTGCTCCTACCTTGTGCTTGACCGGGATGGCGTGGAAGTACCTGAACTTAGAACCTACCAATGGTGAAGGAGAAAACACAATGCAAGTAGTGATAACATTCAACACTGACAACGCCGCCTTTGAAGATTCTGACGGGGGCATACAAGGGGGCATTTACAACGTCCTGCGAGATATCGCTGATCGTGTGGTTGAACAGGAGTCTGACTTCCCTATCCGTGATACCAATGGCAACACAATAGGGCGCTATCGCCACTGGCTAGGCGCTGATGAGTAGGCACAGGATGCGCTGTAGCCGTGGCGCTCTAGGCTGCGGCTCACGCTTCACAATCTACAAACTGCCAGAACAGTACGCAAAATGGCCGAAATGCCCACACTGCGGCTCACGTGAGACACACAGCGCTGAAAAAGAGCGCCGCGCTGAAATGAAGCGCCGCATTATGGCTGACCGGCTTTGCACCTGTAACCCGTACCCATTCCCCCATGACAAGGGCACGCTCAGAATGTGCCTGTTTCATCCACTGGCAGCTATCAACCCAGACAATCAGGAAATAGACGCCTATCAATGCGTACTTGACACACCACGGGGGTATTGCTGATGGCAACCCAGGTACTCACAGGCGTTCCCCTGCTGCGCGCTCACGGCCATCTGCAACTATCCTATGTCCTGACATCCACACGCCACACTTCACTCGCTGAGGTGCTCTATACAGCCGCTAGTGATGGCAAGCACGCATGGGAAATAAACGAATGGTTATTGCTGCTAAAAACATTACGTGATTTTGATGGCACTCTGAACGACTGGCTGGATTTGAACATTTAGCCCCCAGGCTGACCGGCCATCATTCGTCATCATTCGTCACCAACCAAAACAGGCTAGGGGGCATTGGGGGCAAAATAAAAGTTCTACCCTTATATATACAGAATTTTCTTTGTCACCTAATTATGTAGGGACATAAAACATTTACTATATATAAAGATATTTCTAGTTCTACCCCTTCTACCCCTTTTAAAAATATTATTAGATACAATCAATAACTTAAAAAATCAGTCTAGGGGCAAATCAAAGGGCAAAACCCTTGAATATAGGGGCAACAGGGGGCAACAGAAAATACCCGAAAAACCTAAAATCAACCAAACTTATCAACCTCCCCATCCAAAAATTTAAAATCCTCCCACCATAACCATTTTGCCCCCTACGGCGGGCACCTCAAAATATAAAATCCCGCGTTTTACCCCTCCAAGCCCCCTGTAATTCGTCAACAACCCGGTCAGCTTGGCACCCCAATAGCACCCCAATAGCACTCTCCCCGAACCCTCAAACAACCATCAAACCACCCCACAATCCCGCTTCCATTCGCCCCTCATCTCTGATATTCTTATCAACTACACTATTAAAATAACTTGGAGAAAACCATGACACCCAACGACATTGAGATACTGATTCACTGCCATGTCTCACCCTCTCAACACCCCCGGCAAGGCAGTGCGGCGGTTAAGAACTCAATTGAAGGGCTACTGTGCGCCGGGTTGATTCAGCGTGATGAGCAGGAGTCGGAGAAGCACGAGCAAGCCATATACTGCTCCACCAAGCGTGGTCGAGCACACATTAAACAGATTACCCAGTTGCCGCTACCGAGGGCTGTTTGGGTCGATAGCGCCGGGGAGGTAATAGACTGATGACGCCATTGACAATCACCGTACTGCTGCACTGCTACACCTCACAGGCACCAGTACCCAACGCCCGCGCACCGGCAGTTAAAGACACCATCATCTGGCTCATTCGTGAGCGCATGATCTTGCCAGTTCAGGGCGTGGGCGATGTCTACGCCACTACTGAGCGGGGGGTGGCGCACATTGTTCAGTTGTGTAAGACACGGATGCCCAGTCACCAGTGGTTGGACAGCGCCGGTCAAGCGATTAACCTTGAGTGGGACACAGGCCGGAACACTGAGCCGGACAAGCGCACTAAGCCCACTCAGCGTGAGCAGTACGTGCAGGATCGGAAGAGCGCCGCGACTATTCAGTACGAGCGTGAGAAGCGGTTTGAGCGTTCTCAGCGTGCGCGGCTGTCACAGGATCAGCTAAACGAGCGGATAAAGCGGGAGCTGGACAACGTAGTGATTCGTCATAAACCGAACACCGAGCACACGGCTGAGCTTGGGGGTGATGATGATACGCCCCTGCCACCACTACCCGCCGCACCGTCTTGTGAGTGTAACGCGCCGGGGGATGTGCACCACCCCGACTGCCCGGCATCGGAGTTTGAAGCGTGATTCGGGCACTCTACATTGCCGGTCTGCTGGTAGCGGCGGTAGTCGTCTACAGGGGCACATCACCTGATGATGTGTTCAGTGGGTTTATTGCCGGGGTAATATTGGGAGTGGCATTAATGGAGGGTGTGGCTTGGATATGGCGAGTAACAAGAGGATAAGATAATGGCCAGTAGTAATTTGAACCGCATAGAACCGCACAAGCCCGATATTGCGAAGATGAGGGCGGTGTTTGCTTTCCTCAACATAAGAGTTGGTCGGCCACAGGATTTTAAAGGCTACCAAGTGATCATCACAATCGACAAACAGGTGTATCAACCCTATTTTCCAGGGCTTGGTGACGACTCACTAAAGCTGGCACTGACAGAACGTAACAAGCTGTTCAAGAAGCACAAGGTGTTGCCGAGCGGTACGTTGATAAGGGAGTTGGAGCTACCTACTCCTGCTCGCATGGTGGGCATACGCCACCAGATAATACGAGAGCGAGGTGGTGGTGAGTGTCATGCGTGGGTGTGCCGGGTAATGAACATTAAGACTGGCATTAAAACAAAAAAGGACTTTCGTTTTCACCTACACGGCGGTAAGCGTGAGGCGCGGAAAAAAGCCTTTGCATGTGTCACTCAGAACATCACAAAGTACAATAGGATAGTCAGGCGGTATAACAAGGAGTGGTTTGATACTATTTTTCCAATGGCAGAGCAGGAAGCGTATGACCTGCAACCCAGGCTGCATGATGTTAATAGGGGGATGGGGGCGTTGTCCCTATGGCGCAGGTCAATACTACAACTGTATCCATCCACCCAGTTTGGCAGCTTTGGGATTGACTTCGATAAGCGAGTTAAAAACAGTAGAGCAAAGGAGAATCGATAATGGCCTACATGTATTGTGAGATGTGTGATTCACCCTTTGATTACCCGACCCCTCAAGAGGCGTACGATGGGAATATGGAGTGCGCCAACTGTAGCTACACGTCAGAGACTTGTGGTGATGAGTGGGGTAGCATGTTGGTTGAGATGGTTGAAGACTACCAGGAACGAAAGAAGAAGGAAGAAAATAGTGTTTGATACAAAGGCAGATGTGCTGGCACACTTTATTAACCGCAATGTGCTCTATAATAAAAAGGTGATTCGCTTCGTACCCAGGCTGGGGGATGAGCTGCGTTTTAGCGGCGGTCAGCATGGCGCTATCTTTAAAGTGATAAAGGTGGTGTGGGTGTATGATGAGCCGAACCACATTAATACCCGCGTGAACATTAGCATGGAGAGGATTTGATGAGCAAGCCTAACCACCTGCTGAAGTGCAAGCACTGCGTCGGTAGCAACTGCAAACAATACTACATGGTATGTGACATTCTCAAGCGAATGCCCGATGGCCGGTTGAAAGTGAAAGTGTATGGTGACCGGTATTGGCGAGACAGCACCAACATCACTAAAATTCGCTACGTTGAAGCATGGCGTGTGACACCGAGAGAGGAACTGTGATGGTATCACAAAAAAGATTAAAAGAAATACTCCACTATGACCCCAATACTGGTGTTTTTACATGGAAAGTAAGAGTATCAAACAGGGTAAAAATAGGCGATGTTGCTGGGGTATTGGATAGTAGCCGCAATACCCCTTATATACGAATGCAGGTTGATAGTAAAAAGTATTTTGCCCACCGGTTAGCCTGGTTATATGTTTACGGCACTTTTCCTGAATTTGAGATTGACCACATAAACCGTAGTGGGAGTGATAACAGAATCGCTAATTTGCGTGATGTAAACACTAGCTACAATATGAGAAACGCATGTAAGAGCATAAATAACTTATCAGGGATGACTGGTGTTTCGTGGTGTAAAGTGAGGGAAATATGGAGGGCTACAATAGGTGTTAATAGTAAGTGTATTCACTTAGGGTACTTCAATAACCTTGAAGCCGCAAAAATAAGAAGACTTGCTGCAAATTTAAAATACAGTTTTTCCCCAACTCATGGTCTATAAAATTTTACATCAATATGGTTAAAAATCTGCCAGCTCATCTTCACTCACTGCGCTATTATCACTTATTTCCCACCCCCGGTAAGTCATTTCACCTTGATACTTGGTCGCAGCACCCAGCAAATAGCTCATCGCTTCAAAGAAGTGGGATTTACCCATTGTTCTAAAACCCCCACCAATCACCCAGTGCCGGTAGTAGCGATATAGGTTAGAGCGTTTAATACCGCCTGTTTTTATCCTGACAAGGTTTTCACTAACAAACAGGTTTAACGGGTTAGCCTGTAGGGACCACATCTCATGAGCGATCATGGCATCAACAGGGGGTTCCCATTCACCACGCGCTCTCAAATTGCTAAAACCCCGCACAAACTTATTCAGGATACCAGACAGCTCACCCGTGACCATGCGTGCTTTGGCTTGGTCCGAGCGCTCGCTACCCACTATCCGATGGCTGAAGTTGAGCACCATTGCACGCTCTGTGAAAGCATCACTGATGTCTGAGGTCTGCGGCCAGTAGTTTGAACAGATGACCGGCAGCACCCGTGCAATGAATGGGTACTCATCTTTGCCTTTGGGATTTGCTGTGATAGGTTTCTCTTCGGAGATACGCTTGATGAAGCCATCCGGTAAGCGATCATTGCGCCCAAAATCATCGTCAACCATGAGCAGCTTACCGATCAGTCCCGCCTCAGCATGGTCGTTGCCACCCTCATAGCTCTTGAGTGGTCGGGAGACTACCGACTTGCCCAGCATCTCACTGATCACTTCAATGGTGGTTGACTTGCCGGTGTCTTTCTTGCCGTAGAACAGCACCCAGGTCTTCAACCAGCGTGACATTTGCAGGCAGTAGCCCCCGAACTCTTCAATGTGGCGCTGCATGTCTTCGGGATCACCTGTTTCACTCCACACCGTTGCCATGAAGCCGTCCCACAAGGGGCATTCGGCGTCGGGATCGTATTCGGCGTTAAGCTGGGTGGTGAATCGATTGGCCGGATCATGCTTGCGAAACGTGAACGTGCCGTCCATTTCAAACCACAGTTCACCGTTCAGGCAGTTAATCACGGGTGGCATAAAGCGCCGCATAAGCCCCAGTGGATCGCTTATTGCTGTGACTTCAGCAACCTGAACACAAAGCATGGCCCACAACTGGTTCACTAACGCGCTGGTTTTGGCGTCCCCGACAGCCGCTACCAAGTCCATAAAATCCTCCGGGCGGTCTTTGCGCAGGCGTATCACCGTTTTTTGAAGACAGCCGCGTACCCGCTCATCGTCCGCTGGCATCCACACACCACCATTGAAGACCCAGAACAAGCGCCCGGTACGCAGGATGTGATCACCCCCACCAAAGTGCTCCCTGAGCACGGCGTGTATTAACGACTCCTCAATATCCGCAATTTCACCACTGTCACTGAGTCGTGCTGTGAGCCGCTTGGAAGCGATCTTGATATCATCCACGATATTCTTCTTGGTCGGCGCAGGCTCAGGCCAGAGATTGCGCAGGCGGGAAGCCAGAGCACCGGCCTCAGCCTCACCCAGCTTGGCGGCGGCGATACGAGGGATCAGCGCTTGGCAGTCATGGAACGAGGGGGCTTCGAGCGCGTCTATCTCACGGGCGATGACATCATAGGTCAAGCGAACAGGCTCGTCAGTGACTGGCGCGGTATCTTGGTTATTTTGGGTAGAACTTTTCGCCCCACTTTGCCCAACTTCGCCCACGTCATCCCAATCACTATCAGAATCAGGCACTTGCAGTGGGGCGTTGGGGGCAGAACTTTTCGCCCCACTTTGCCCAACTTCGCCCACATCCCCCGGATCAGGCTCCTGGCTCGCCGTCTTACCGATGTCGTCCATTTCATCTTCCAACTTATCGACGTTAGCGGTCACAGCGGGGTCGTTGAGTGCGAGTTCAGACATGCGCTGGCTACTGGGGCGCGACATGACCGGCAGCTTTAAGTCAGCATCGCTGAAGTCGCCGAACAGATGGATGCGTACCAAGTCCCAGGCATTGACATTCTGCATACCAGCCGGGTCTGACTCGTGATGGGAGTACATGAACAGCCCCTCATCATAGACCACAGCGCCCGATGGCCCAGTGGCGTCTACCGGGCGGTAGCGG